TCAGTCGTGGCGGGACATCACGCGGGCATTGGCGTGCTGATGCTCGCCTTCATGACCGCTCGCGATTACTACGCCGAACAAGATCAGCACCGTCGACACCGCGGCCGCAGCCAACAGCAAGATGTCGAAAGTCATCATGGTGGTCGTCATCGCCGTACCCCCTGCAATGAAGCAGTAACTAAGCTTCCTGCTGATCGGCGGCGGCGGCGTTGACGCCGATCAACCGGAGCACACTCCGGATGCAGGCTGCCGTGCGCGCAGCGCAGAGCAAGCGGCCACAACGGCTCCAACTTCGGGATTGGCGCGCGATAGCGTACCGAACAGCGGTTTGACGGAAGCCGCAACCACTGCGCGGTAACCCGCAACAACAGCCGTTCGAGATCAGGGGAGGCGTGAGAGGAGGTTGGAGCGGGCGAAGGGAATCGAACCCTCGTATGCAGCTTGGGAAGCTGCCGTTCTACCATTGAACTACGCCCGCAATTTCAATGACTTATGACTGGACCGCTCTTTCATTTGGCACGGTATTGGCACGGCATCGAATGCGCCTAATGCATAGATCAGTCCAGTGAACTGCGCAACCTACCGCTACTTATCTTGGACGCGAAGGTGGCATCCCTTATGTAGTCCGCGAGCGAACGTGCGAATTCTGTGGCAGACGGCGCACACGAGATCGCATTTGCGGATCTCGCGAAGCATCGCTTCACGGCCTCCCCAGGCGAGCCGGGACACTTTGATCAGCTTTCCTTTTGGGTCCTTGTGATCGAAGTCCATGCAGTAGGTTGGGAAAAACCTCCCGCAGTCCTTGCAAGGCTTCCCGGCCTTGTAGGCCGTCAGAAATTCCCTGTTCGTAAGCCTCTTGCCGAACAACTTGTCGAGCGTTGCGAAATCAAAATCCTCGATCTCCATACGGCAGGAATTTTATCATATATACGCCTGCAACACAGTTGACGCGAGAACGAATAGAGAACATTGTTAATATGTCTGCGGTACTGGATCTTACCGGCGAAGTGCTGCTATCGTCGGACGAATCTACCGTGAGAGTGCGCAATGCTGGACCGTACATCGAGAAACGCCGAGATTGTCCGAATGGAGGCGGTTTCCAATGCAGCGTTTCTGGCGTCCATGAAGCGCGAATCCGCAAAGCTCATCGTAACGTCCCCGCCGTACAACATCGGGAAGTCTTACGAGCGGCGCCGTAGCCTGGAACACTACCTCGCGGAACAGGCGCAGGTTATCGAAGAGTGCGTGCGCGTCCTCCACCCGCATGGTTCCATCTGCTGGCAGGTCGGCAACCATGTCGTGAACGGGGAAATCTTCCCGCTCGACATCATGCTCTACCCGGTCTTCGCCAAGCTGAAGCTAAAGCTCCGCAATCGCATCGTCTGGCATTTCGAGCACGGCCTCCATTGCTCCAACCGGCTATCCGGCCGGCACGAGGCTATCCTGTGGTTCACGAAGGGCGACGATTACACGTTTAACCTCGATCCGATCCGCGTCCCGTCGAAGTATCCGCAAAAGAAGCATTTCAAGGGACCGCGCCGCGGTGAGCTGTCGGGAAACCCTCTCGGGAAAAATCCGGGCGACGTCTGGATATTCCCGAACGTGAAGAGCAACCACGTAGAGAAGACGATCCACCCGTGCCAATTCCCTGTTGAGCTTGTTGAGCGCCTCGTACTCTCTCTCACTGAGCCGGGTGATCTGGTACTCGACCCGTACATGGGTGTTGGCTCCAGCGTGGTAGCCGCACTGAAGCACGGACGCCGCGGTGCCGGTTGTGACGTAAAAAAAGAGTATGTAAAAGTTGCGTGGGAGCGTGTCGCGCAACTCGAATCAGGTACGTTGCGCACGCGGCCGATGGATAGGCCGGTCTATGACCCGACCAAGCCATACGGCGGACAGCGTGAAGCTTCAGATATTCAGTTACCGGTTCGCAAAAGAAATCCTCGAACACGCAAACCACGCGCCAGCGTGGACTGAGATACGCGACACTGTCGCCAACGCTCCGCTGTTCATATGGCCCGGAAAGTCATCGAAGAACGCACGGCTCGACGTTCTGCAGAAGGTCGTGAACACGTACTTTGATCGCAAATTTCATATAGATCTCGGATGGGAGTATCATCCCTTCGCGACGAAGATACCGAACAGCAACCTGCGGGCCGACTACCGGAAGAATTTCAACGGCCTCAAAGTTCAGTCTGAAATCCAATTCGGGAACATGGCGCGCTGGTACAGCGACGTGTTCAAATTCCAGGCGGCATACAGCGAATCTCTCATCGACGTCGGCGTAAGCGTCGTTCCGATGAATTCGCTCGCTACCCGCATCGATTCCAACGTCGCATATTTCGAGCGCGCGATGCGCGAGCTTCCGTCCGCGCAGCTCTCGATCACCCTTCCGATCCTTCTCGTTGGCGTCGAGCTCGATGAGGAATCAACAGTTATCGACGTGAGCACGAGCGGCTTTGGGACGGTCGGCGAGGTCAACGGTAAGGGCAAAGAAGAGAATCGGCTGCGCATTGTGAATGCGATCGTTGGTGGCAACTCCATAACGACGGTAAACGCATCCAGCCCGATCGGCGATAAACCCCGGACCGCGTCCGGCGCGGCGGAAGAGGACGACGAAGAATAAAAAGGACCCTCTCCGAAGAGAGGGTAAGTTTGCCGTTCCTGGATCGCGTCCAGGCTCGGGGGAATGGCCCAAGAATGGGCGTGTCGGAAAGAACTTGATGCACTACGGCGGATGCTGAAGGCACGCGAGCCACACAAGCGCGAGCGTCATGCGATGCATTTTCGCCTCCTCTCACCGTCGATGATTTGCGATCCACTTCAGGAAGCATGATTCGAGCGGTTGCTCGGGATCTGCCACGCAGAAGAACTTGATGCCGGACCGTGTATTTGCCACGGCGCGGTCGCGCTTGAGCGTCTTGCCGCACTGGTCGCAGTGCTGAACGACTTCGAGCTTCTTGTTGTACGGAAATTCAATGAGCTGCATGTTGGCCTCCGTCAGTGTGAAGGCGCTTCCTGCGAGACTTTCACTCACAACTCTTTTGCCGGGATGTACATGACATCCCTCCTGCGCATGTTCGCTTTATTTCCATGCACCCAAGGAAGCGCTCTCACACCGAGAGAACCATGAGCGCCGGACTATCACGCACGGCGCTCAAGCTCTCGGTATTGTAACATGTTGCTAATCGCCCTTCACATTGAGTATTTGTTTCAGAATGTGGTCGACGCGCACAAGCTCCTTTGCGTTTTCCATGACGATATCTATGTCCTTGTACGCTCCGGGAAGCTCGTCGATAAGCACCTCAGAGCGTCGATGCTCGATTCCAGCCATCTCTCGGTCGAAATCCTCCATAGTGAATATCTCCTTCGCCTTGCCGCGCGAGAATCGTCGTCCAGCGCCGTGTGGAGCTGACTCGAATGCAGCCTTGTTGCCCAGACCAGTGACGATATAGCTCTTGGTTCCCATTGAGCCCGGGATCATCGCACGCACCCCCTCTGCGGCACGAACGGCGCCCTTGCGGGTAACCCATGCGTCGCTGCCCATGTGGTGTTCGATTTGCGTGAAGTTATGGTGGCAATTGATTCTGTCGACCTCGAACTCGGACTGATGGCCGTCCTCGCCGTATACCGCGTAGCTTATGTCCTTCAGCACTCGGTCCATCATCTCGTCTCGGTTGAGGAGAGCGAAGTGCTGCGCCCAGTGCATCCACTTGATGTACTCGTCGAACAGAGGCGTTCCCTCGGGAAGATATGCAAGATCTTCGTCGGGAAGCTGAATGAACATCGACTTGCAGAGTCTTTGTGCTTCCTTGATGAAGTGTATGCCAATCTTGTTGCCTATGCCGCGCGAACCAGAGTGGAGCGTTACCCATACTGTGTCTGCCTCGTCGAGGCATATCTCGATGAAGTGGTTGCCGCCTCCGAGCGTGCCGAGCTGACTGCGCCAGTCGGTCGTTCCGAACTTCTTGTCTAGGTCTACGTCTCCAGCCTCCTGTTCGAGCGTCGCGATTCGATGAGCGGCGGTCTGAGTCACCTTGTTGTTGAACTTACCCGCGCTCATCGGAATCGAGCGCTCGACTGAGTGGCGTATGACAGCGAGGTCGCCAAGCTGTTCGCGCTTGAGATTTGTCTTCACGGCAATCATTCCGCAACCGATGTCGACGCCAACGGCAGCGGGTATTACGGCACCCTTCGTCGGGAGCACCGTGCCGACCGTCGACCCTTTTCCGTAGTGTGTATCGGGCATGACTGCTACGTGACGAAACACAAACGGCATGCTTGCTGTATTTCGAATTTGGTTAAGAGCTTCGGGCTCAATTTCGGCTTCTGGTAAGAAGGCGACGATCCTGTCGTCGATTTTGTGACTCATAGAGTGCTAAATGAATTCTAGTAATCGAGCTACTGCGCTCGATGGTCCGGGTGTAAACCCGGACTTCGAATGCACTAGTTCGTGAGCCAATAGGCGTAGGCTCCGAGAGTGAGGCCGTTCGCCTGAAGGAACTTAGCGATCGCGCGCGCTCCGTTCTTGTAGTAGTCGGTGCTCGTGACGTCGACGCAGTAGAGCGTCGGGCCGTACCAAGCAGGGCACGCGAATGAGATTCCTGCGGCGTCTGCTACCGATGCACCGGCGGCGACGTGCGTTGACTGCGAATTTGTAAGGCCATAGCCGTTAACGACGAGCTCGGGGCTCCCATTGCCGCACGAGATGACGTGTCCGTTGGAATCGAGATCTCCGCATGATGCTGCGGTGACTGCTACCGGCGCGATGAGTAATGCTGCGAGAAGAACTGCTGCAAACGAATTGATTTTGGTGTTCATAGTGTTGTTATAAGTTAGGTAATGCGATGCTTTTAAGGTTCGACCTTCGGCCGTCTATCCGGGCGCGTGCCGTTCCCGATCTGCTGTCATGCTACTTGTGCTCCTTCGGAACCGGGACCATACCCTCGTTCGGTGATGCTCCGTCGGGAGTGTGTCTGAACCTATAGTTTCCCTGGGTGCAGATTCCGATGGCTTCGTCGTAGTTGTATCTTCCGGCGTCATTCACGTCCTCTACATATCCAGCATGGTTCTTTCCCCACCACGCATCATGCTCCCAGCTCCAGATGTAGAACAGTTGTTCATCCATACGTTGTGTTGTTAAGTGTAATTCTTCGATTCGGGGGCGCGCATGTCCGACCTACTCGACTACCTCCAGACGCCGGTGACGAAGCTCCAGCTCGTGATCGTCGGCGGCTTCCTTTTCCTGTACATCACGTATTTCGTTCGGAGATACATGCGCGACTGAGCCTATCGAATTACTAGGTAGTCCTCGTAGCTGGTCGAACGTACCGCGGAGTTTACCTCGCGTGGGTGCAGGTCATTCGTGAGCGAATATGCGGCGCTCTGAAATTCCCTGTCCATCATTGCGTCGCGAAGGTCGTTGTACTGATCTTCGGACATGGGCTCACGGCCTGCTGGCGCTGGAACGCTGGTGGTGCCTGTTTGTGTCACACCGGCTCCCGTGCAGTTTTTCATGTGCCGAGGGCCGGTAGATCCGCAGCACGATTTAGGTGTGAAGCGGCTTGCCTTCGTGACGGGGGGGGGTAGCAGCCTTTTTGGTTTTCGCGGGCTTCTTCTTCGTCGGCGCTGGCTTCAAGATCTCGCCCGAAAACTCTCGTGCCAGACCGTCCGCTACTTCTCGCACTAGCCCCACCTTATCTTCCAACGTTGCTTTTTCGTCCTCTTGCGCGAGAATTCCTATAACGAGGCTCGCTGCTTGGTCCGACGTGAGAGTGCGTTCAAAGAATGCAAATCCTTCATCGTTTTCTGCTGTGAATTTGTATTTCATACGTTATTTTGTTAGGTCGATTATGTTTGTAATGATGATGAGGTCTCTATTGCGGCCCGCCTCTTCCACCATGAAGTAGACCCTCCAGAGCGGCATTGCATCTTTCGAGCTCACAACCATTGATCCACTTTTGCTGTCGCTCTTCGATACGAACGCTACTAGATACATGTAGGGGTATTGCTCGCGAACCTTCTCCGCCTCTTCGAGCGTCTTTATTTGTTCCATTGTTGTCGTGTTAACTGAATAGAAGAAACGCAATTGAGTACGCCACCAACGAAGCCGCTATTGTGGCGATCGCCGTCACCTTGAACTTGTTACTGCGGAAGAACTCGTCCCGTTCAGATTTCGTTGCCTGTGTTGCGAGATAGTGGAGATCGCGCCCGGCGAAGAAAGCCAACATGGCAATTTCGAGTGGATGATAGAGCAGGAACGTGATGATCGCCCAGACTATGAAGAAGGCCACACGCTATTTGCTTTTCTCGTTGATGTCTTTCGGCGCAGCGATCACCGCGGCAATCTTCGCATCCTTCTCGGTGAGCTTAATCGAGGCAATCACACGCTCCGCTTGCGTGAATAACTCATCCGGAAGATCTATCTCTACAGCAAAGGCGATCGTCGGGTACGCAACAGCTGAACCGAGTTTCATCTCGGCGATTGGTGATACATTCGGCACTGTACTTGCCGAGACCTTGTAACCCCTGCGTCCGCTCGTCTTCGCGACACGGATGTACATCTTTGTTTTCATGTTTGTTTAGCTAATTGTCGAGGTAATCGTGCTTCTTCTTCGGGTTCAGGATTATCGTTCCATCTTGCAACGCATCTTTGAAGCCGTAGTAGAACGACTTTTTGGCGTTGTCGAAGTTCGTTTTGAGCCCAACGGCCCGTGCGGCATCGGCGAACGATTTGTATTTTCCCATTGCCTCGCGCAGCGTCACGTGCTTCCGTTTCGTGCGCATTGCTTCGGTGAATTTCGGTTTTTTCATTTTCGATTGTTAGCGGTTAATGCTTGCTCGGGTCGAGCTCAAACCAGAATTTCTTGCTGAACGAACCCTCAATGCGTTTGCGGCGCTGCGCCTCGGTTTCGTTTTTGAGCGTCACCATAGGCGCGCGCCGGCGGGCATCTTCGCAGATACTTTTCAGGTGGTAGAGGTCTTTCACCTCTAAGCCCTGGAGCCTCTTTGCGATGTATCCGATCGATAGCGGCCGGTATTTCGTCCCGGCGCGTTCGGCGTTGATGTTGTTCGTGAAGAATTCCAGCAGATCGCCACGTTCGCTGGAGCGTTTCTGCTTCGGTGGAGCGCGGTTCGCGAAGAGGCTCTTAAGCGGCTCCATAGAGCTATTCGAGTGTCACCTTCACTTCGTGTTCGACCTTCACCTTGCGGACGGATTTGATCTCCAGCAACTCGATGGAGGACACCTCCACCTCTCCCCGTTTGACGACCCGTTTTATTTCTTCTACGAGGTCGGAGTAATCGCTGAACCTCTGGACCTTGGTTCCGTCGCTCTCGTAACTCAGGATGTAGCCAAGAGATTCGCTTTCCTGCGCGACTTCTTTCTTCTCGTCTTCGATGAGTTCTAAAAAGTCGAAATGGACGAAGTGCCGTTCTCCATCGGGAAAAATGAAGTACGGACATGTGCTTTCGTCATCGTCGTCGATCTTAATAGTCGTTCCCACAGGATAGTCGAGGTATACCTTGATGAGCCGGAACTCCTGTCCATCTGCGTAATGTACTTGTGGTCTTTGCATGTTTTGTTATGCGTTAAACCCCTGCAGCCGAACGAGGTCCGGGCTGTCGGAGGTCATGAGTAACATATCGCCCTTTCCGCACAGCTTCTCGGCTCCTTTCACCCCAAGGATAACCTCGGAATCAGTTGCCGATGCGGTGCGCAATGCGATGCGTGTCGGGAAATTTGCCTTTATGACGCCGGTGATCACGTCCACGCTCGGGCGCTGCGTTGCGACGATCATGTGGATGCCCGCGGCGCGGCCTTTCTGTGCGAGCCGCTGCACGGTTTCCGCCGCTGGCGGGTAGACGTGCTTCACACATCCAACGCACGCCATGATGGCATCTTGGATATCCTGCTCCTTCACGCGCAGGCGGCGCTTGGTCGTCATGATCTTCGTGAGAGCGCCGTTGCGGTCGACTTCCTTGTGCTTTTCGCAGAACTCCCAGTGCACCACCTCTTCCTCGCTTTGCATCACGAGGTCGGCGTATTCGTCCACCACGGCGACTATCGGTGTGCCCGTCCACGTCTTCTCACCAGACTTCTTCATGGCGGTATAGCGGTCCTCCATCACGGCCGTGAGGTCCTTCAGGGTCCGCATGATGCCCATGATGCTGTCGGCGTAGCGTTCACACGGTATCCCCGAGAGCTCCACCTGCTTCGGGTCCATGAGCCAGAGGTCTGCGGTGCCTCCAATTGCGGCCAGGATTGAGTTCAGCGTGACGCTTTTGCCCGACCCTGATGTCCCGGCCACGAGAAGGTGCGGGGCCTCCCTGAGCTCGATATAGCGCGTCTGGCCCTGTATATCGACGCCTACAGGGATACGAAGGTTCTGCGCGTGCGGCGCCGTCCCTGCAAACGTGCGGTCCTTGTTCGGCACCTCGAAGCCGATGAGATCGGTCCCGGGGATCGGTGCAAGGATGCGCACCCCAGTGGATGCGGTCACGAGCTCGATATCCTTCGCGAACGTTTCCACCCTCGACATCTTCACGCCTACAGATGGCTCGTATCGGTAGAGCGTCACAGTCGGGCCGACGACCTTGCTGTCGAAGTCCACGACGATGCCATGCTCCCCGAGCTTCATCTTGATGCGTTCTTCCGTTGTCATGGTGCTGTAGTTAAGTGTTTTGGCTGATATGAATTTCTTCGCGATCGTCTCCTCGAATTGCTTCAGGGATTTCGTGCGCACGATCTTCCTGCGGAGGAAGTCCGTAATGGTATCGACCTTCGCCTTTTTGAGCTGCTTTGCCTTCTCTTCGGTCACGTCCAGGCGATGGATGTACGCGAGGAGAGAAACCTCCTTGTCGAAGATGGCGTGGATGTTCGGCACGAATACCTGGTGCCCGAGCATCGCGTTCGTAATGTCGTCGTAGAAGCGGAAGAAGAAATCGAACAGAAGCGGAAGCTCGGCATAGTTGATGACGAACGTCTTCACCTGCCTTAATGTCTTGTCTTCGTTCTTGACTATCTTCATCTCGTGGAAGCGCATCTTGGTGGGCGCGCGTCCAAGTTCAGCTGCGACCACGAAGTATGCCACAGCCGCCTGTATGAGCTTCGCGCCGTCGATTGTATCTTCATTGCTCCATTTCGCGACGAACTTGTGATCGTCAATGACGATCTCTCCGTCTTCTTCGAACACGAGGTCAGGTTTTGCAACGAGCGGAATCGGGAGCAACCGTCCATTCACCGACACACGATGCTTCAGCTTCTTTTCGCAGAGGAGCAACGTTTGTTTCGTGACGTCGTACCCCATCTCCTTGATGTAGGTGTAGTACGCGAATGCATATCTCTCATCGAGATTCGCTCTGTTTGGGATAGTCTTCATCCACTCAATGAGGCCGTCCGTGAATGCGGTGAGGAAGTTCACTCCTGCTGTGTAGCCGCATTTGATCGCCTCCGCTTCGTCCATTGGCGTCGCAAAGTTGCCGCCGCCAAAGTATGCCTGCATGCACGTGTGGAGCGCGCGCCCGAGTACGTTGGTGGCCTTCGATGTCGTCTCGAAACTGTCTCCGTTGATGTACCGTATTTTGAACATGAACGGGTCGCTTGCGAAGAGCGCCATCGATGAGTACGAGTAATGCTCAACGGGGAATGTCTCGAATTCCTTAGGCGGCTTTGCCTTGCTGCTCTCCACTCGATGCGTCAGCTTGGGCGCTTTCGCCAGCACCTTCTTGATCGTTTTCGTTTTCATTCGCGGTGGCTGATTCTAGTAATGCTCCCATTTGCAGGGATTTCGATTCTTCCTTTGCTTCTTCGAGGCGATCGTGGAGTACGGAATCTTTGAAATCCTCCTCCATCGCGCGCACGAGCTCGGAGTTCTTCGGAAGAACATTCGATAATTGAATAAGCACGGTCTTCTTTGGCATATTCAATTCCGGGTCATTCTTCGTGTCCCATGCGGAATCTGGCTTGCCGAACGTCTTCGAGAAACGCTTGGCGTGGGCAATTATGTCCTCCATGTTCATGAACTTCGTCACTACCTCTCCGGATGGGAGCGTGACGCGGGCGTACGCACCGATCGGTTCGCCACGCTTTTCTTTGCTCTGCGTTAGATCGATTTCATGCCTCAGAACGCCGTCCACCATAGAGAATTTGTCGTTCGCTCGAATGATGTCGGATTCGATCTTTCGGACTCCTGCCCGATATAGCAGGGTGACGTATCCCTTGTAACCGATCTGAAACGTTGCGTCGTTCCCGTATGGGATGATGTACGCTTCTCCCGCGACGCTCGACGGGGTGAATCGGAATGATGCAATCGTCATGATTGCATTCATGAGTGAGAGCGGCGTGCAACTTTGAAGCTTCGGAACTCGGCGTATGTAATCTACTGCACCTGTCATGAACCGCATCGCGGCCTTTTTGTCGCCGTCAAAGTAGTTCGTGACTTGCTTCATGTACGCGTGAGCGAGGTTGTGCCTCACGACATCGAGCGTCGTTACCTCCTTCTTCCTTTTGCTTTCAGGTTTCTTTGTTTCTGCCATGTTGATTTGTAATGTTGGTAATCTATTTCCCGAGCCGCACGGATTTCAGCACCGGCCCTTCGTGGTCGAATGTGAAGTCGAGCCGCATGACGCCCGCGTAGCCATGCCGTTGGTCTGTCGGGAGTTTGTCGAACACTCTCTGCGCGACGATCTGCAACCATCGCAGAAGGCTCATGTTTTTGTTCTTCCACAATTCCTGCGGGACGATCATGGATGCCTCGGCCATTGCCTCTATGGTGACGCGCACCGGCGCGAAGTGGTCTTTGAGTTCGACTGGTTCGTTGGTGTGGCCTATTGACTCCCACGGCAGCTCCACGATCTTTCCGTCTTCGTCGAGTGCGGTGATGCGCGGATGCTTCTTCATAGATGTTCACCGCAGATGTCACATACTTCCTCGCCCGGATATTCCGGATCTGGAATCGGTGAATGGCCAAACTCCTCACAAAACGATACGGCTGGCTCGTCTTCCTCGTCCCATTCTCGTTCGTCCATAGTCGCGGCGCTATTCTCGTAATGCTCTCTCGTGTGCTTCTTCGAGTCGGTCGTTCGCGTCTCGCACCCATTCGCGGCGAGCGACGGCTATCCTGCGCCAGCGCATCATTTGCTGCATCGCTTCTTCGTGGGCGTCTTCCGCTTCGGCAAGCTCGCGCTCGGCGTCTTCGATGTCTGGGTTGAATGTGAGCGCCTTTCTTATCGTTCGGAACGCTTCAATTAGCCCATCGAATGCGGATGCAGACGCTCGTTTCCTCACATCTTCTGATTGCGACGTTGACACGACTTTTGCACCCCATCGGATAAAGTCTTCGACGGTGTACCATCCATCTCTGTCCGCGCATTCATCCCCTTCATGCCGGTTGGCGGCAGCTTCGAGTGTCCATTCACCGGAGAACATTCGATATTTGTCGCCCCGCTTCGCTGATATCTTGTAGAAGCATACGGAAATAATGATGTCGCCCACTTCGATCACGGTATCAGCTTCGATTTTCCTTCCGATCTCGAGCGACGACGTATTTTCCTCGGTGCTTTCATGTTTATTGCACATAGATTTCTGTTACTCCCCGCCGCGATGGGCGGGGAGATGGTTTGTAATTTAGAGGCGCTTCAAGCTCTTCATGCGCTCGTCGTGCCACTGCGTCTCAGTGATGATTTCGAAGATGAGGCGAAGCTTTTCTTCTGCGGACTTTTCTTTGATGAAGGACTTCAACGAACCCGCATAGTCGCGGTGACCCCAGTCAACCTTTGGCACCTCGATCTCGTGCCGTTTGCAAATCGGCTCGAATTCTGTGTAGTCGAATTTCTCGAACACGGAATCGAGAAGAACGTCGAGCTGTTTTGCGGTTAGAGGAAAGGACACCTTTTCGAGAGCGGCGGTGATTGCCTTCGCCCTCTTCTCGTCCCTCTCTTTATCGGCCTGGCGCTGCTTCTTCCTCGCCTCACGCTCCTCCGCGGTGGGCTTGTAGTGTCCTCCCGGCCTGCTCGTTGGCCAGTGCTTATTGCACTCCGGAGCCCGGCAAATATCGAACGTCTGCCCGATGCTGTCCCCCTGTACGACGATCGCACCCTCGGCGTGCTTGCAACGGTCCTTCTTCGATTTGATGGCCTTGTACGAGCTCGTACCGATGATGTCTCCTTCGTTCGTATAGTTGTCGGTAAGACGAACGAGGTCGGGATTCTCCCGGAGCTTTATTGCGATGAATGCGTTTAGGCGGTTAGCGTAGCATTTCGGATTCGAGCACGCATCGGCGGTTCGCTTTCCGAATAGGTCTGCTCCCTTGCCGTTGCATTCTTCGCAGCCGCCGAGCATTTCACGCATCTGTTCGTCGTCTTTCCACGGCGGTGATTTCATCGACGTTTGGAGGGTCTTGCGGAAAATCCACTCGCGGAGCTGCGCCACGGATGGAACCCTTCGCCATTCCGTATCGTCGTCTATATTCAGTTCGTCGTTGAGCGCATCCTTCTGCGTCTTTGCATCGAGGCGCGCGACGAGTGCGGCGTGGCCGATTGTAATGAGTCCATCGCGGAACGCCTTCTTCCCGATCGCGATGAGGTCGGTGAGCGCGAGCCTGTCACGCACGAATGTTTCCGACTTCCCGAATTTCACCGCCAGATCCGAAATCTCGTATCGCTGCGTCTCAATGAGCTTTCGGTACGCATCTGCCTCATCAATCGGATGGATGTCGGCGCGTTGCAGGTTTTCGACGATCTGCGCTTCGCGTGCCTCGGTGTCTGTCATTTCGACAACGCGCGCCGGGATGCGTGTAAGTCCGGCCTCTGCCGCGGCTCGCAATCGGCGGTTGCCGGCGACGATTTCGTACTTGCCGCCCGCTGCCGGGCGAGCGAGCACGGGCATGAGCACGCCCTTTTCTTTGATGCTCGCTACAAGCTCGTTTTGCGAGGCACCGTCGAATTTCGTCCCTCGCGGGTTGGTAGGGCTCTCGAAGCATTTCGACACTTCGAGAAGGGTTTCAGATTGCATATTGCGTGTGGTTATTCTTCTTTCTTTGTAATGCGCTTGGCGCGTTCGGCGAGCATGGCGTCTGCGAATGTATATGCACTTTGTGCGAATTCTTTCGGGCCTCCTTGCGTATTGGCGTTTGAGAGGAACCCCATCAGCGCCAAGCCAGCGAACGTGTCGCGTAGTTCGTCTTGTTCTCTTGCCAATGCTTGCGGTAGTTTAGACAACGTCACTCCTTCGATTCTTGGGTCAGCCATACCTATCGTACAGCCCGCAAGATCTTCTGCACGAGCTTCCCGCGCACGCTCTCTCCGTTCATGCGGTAGATGATATTCCTGCCGCGCTTGGTGGCGGTGACGATTTCGTGTCTGCGGAGTAACGCGAGCTGGTGGCTCACGGCGGAACTGGTCATGTTGAGTGCGCTGGCGATGTTTTCGACCGCAATGCCTTTGTGAGGGATGAGCGTGAGAATGCGGAAGCGAGTATTGTTCGCTAGGCAGCGGATGGCTGCGAGTTGGTCCATAAATTCTTGAATTGAAATTTGCGTGGTTAAGAGCACATCCCGCACACGCTGCTCGCTAAGTTGCATCGCCTCTGGCGCTCGTGTGCGGTGTATGAGATTTGTTGGCTCTCAGAATACGGGGAGCGAGGCATTTCACCTCGCACGTATCAGACCCGTGGTTTTGTGCGCCACCGTGTGGGCCAATCTCTGATACTTACCCAGTCCATGAGAATGGATTTCCGATTTAGCGTCTATTACTTCCGCCATCCCCGTATTCTGAGAACCATGATAGATGACGGGCTGGGAGGGAGGAGCGAGCTTCCCTGTTGATGACCTGACGCATATGACGTTCATACAGGTGGTCGCTATGTACTTTAGCGTCTCGCTTGCCAGCACAACTCCCCTCCAAACCAGCCATCTATCAATCTCTGTGTTCGTGTGTAATGCGGGTGAGAATAGCGTCGGTGCATTTTCCTTTTAAGCCCACCTCTTAATGCACGAAGAGGCTCATAAGAGCTATCCTCCCCCTCACTACACACGAACCTATGTCAACGACCTTCCGAGGTACAGTATACCTCGTATGTGACAACGCGCAAATGTGGAAGTGGATAACTACCAGCCCTCCTCGCTCGGCTTGTCGTCGAGCTTTTCCGCTTCCTCTTTCTTCTTCGCCTCTTCCTCGGCCTTGCGCTTTTCCTCATACACTTTCCGCGCAAACTTCACACGCTCGTACCAGTTCAGCTGATACTCCACGTCCTCGCGCGTGCGCGAGTATCGAGCCCGCGTCGTCGCGATGTTCGCCGCAAGATGCCCGGTCGGGAGCTGCACCATCGGGATATCGATCGGCACGGATTGCACGCGCTTCCCTTTGTGCAGCACGCTCGCCCAGCCGTGGCCGGGCTTCTGCCCGATGATTGCATCCTGCGATGTGCGGAGCACCTGCGAGAGGATCGGCGCGTCGATTGCTCCGACGTCAAGCACGATACGGTTGCCGCAGTTTCCGATGATAGATTCGAGCGTGCCGCGTTCGAGCTGCGATGCGTTTTGATGCGCAATGCAGAGCGAGAGGCCGCGCTTGCGTGACTCGGCAAGAATGTGCGGCACCGTGCCCGTGGCAAAGTGTGCGAATTCGTCGATGAAGAGCGTGTACGGTTTTCGCTCCGTTCCGTCGCGTCCCATTGCAGCAATGTAGAATTGAAACTGAAATATCGCGCCGATGATTTTCTGCGCCTCCGGTGCGATGCCGTAGAGGTCGAGCACAACGGTTTTTCCCGTGTCCATGATTTTGCGGATGTCGATGGTGCTGGATGTCTGGCCCATCATGAGCCGCACAGGAAGCAATCGAGAGAATGCGCGGACCTTGTTGAGCGTCGAGGATGCCGCCTGCAGCTGCGACTTTTTATCGAGGCCGTTGAAGTGCTCCCAAAATTCCCGCGTCTCCCGGTCGTGGCACTTCTTCAGAAACCGCGCACGCAGCGCCGGGTCCATGAGCACGCGGGGTAAATCCACCGGCGACGAGTATGAGACTTCGAGCGCGAGCCGGGTCGCGGCATAGAGATGATCGTTCAAGAGCGGCGTGTGCTCGCCGAGATCCCAAATATCCGAGAGCATCGCCTTGAACATTCCGGCCGTTTCGTCGCGCATATCGGGCGGCGTGCGGCGGAACGGGTTCAGACCGACCGGATGCTGGAAATCGGCCGGGCGAATGTAGATGCAATCCCGGCTGTCGGCCACCTCTCGCGCAAGGTCGCCTTCTTTGTCGATGAGGCAAAAGGCGTCGAGCTGGCTCGTGAGGTATTTGATGAGCTGGCTTTTCCCTCCGCCGGTCGTTGAGATGATGTACAGGTGCCGCGCCCAATCCGGCTGCGAAATCGAAAGGTCCGCCTGCGCGGGCGTCCCTTTGAGGTATGTGCCGATGGTCACGTCCATAAGCTGCGCCCGGCCTTGGCCACGTTACTTGCCGAAGAAAGCCAGACACCAGGTGCGAGCGCAGCTTGTGGACACGTTCCCGCGTCCAAAGAGCTGGCCCCGTTCATTCTACCGTGCGCGCGATAAAGGACGCGCCAATCGCGACGCCGGAGCGAAGCGGAGGTGTTCGATTGCGTGCTCCTTTATCGCCGGTGTCCTTTGTCCAAAACAAAACAGCCCCGTGTGGGGCCGTCCTATTCCGCGGGAGATCGCTAGCGCCTGAGCCTGCCAATATACGGGTTCACGGGCGGCTTCCGGCGCACGTTCGGCACGTAGCCGCGGCAATCGCAGTCTGGCGCCGTGCAGAGGCCCCGGATGCGCGATGCGTAATGTCCGGGGCCTGGGTGCATGCAGTATTTGCAATCGGGCATCATCGGTTCTTCCAGTTCGTAATGCGGATGGTGTTGTCGCCGTTGCGAACAGCGAGCACAAGCTGGCGGAACGTCACCCATGCGGGAGCGCAAATTGCGCGGGCATATTCCTGCATGGTGAATTTCTTCGTGCGCACGCATTGAGGACAATACGCCCATGTCCCGAGAATGAACCCGCCGCATTCGTTGCTTTCGGTGTAGTCCGCATTGCACACATCGCATATAACGATGTCGCCGATGTCGATGACTTCTTCGTCGATGTCTTTGCGGTTGTCGTTCATAGGCTGATGCGCGCGCCAACGATAATTGCTCCGGCAGCGATGGCGATTTCCTCGGCAATCCCGAGCAAATATCCGGCTGCGGTGAGAGCCATTGCGCATGCCACTCCGAGCGCGAACACTTTCGCTGCGGAAACCAAACGGCGGCGCTCTTCGATGCGGCCTTCCTCCAATCCTCGGGTGTATTCCTCATCCTTCATAGTTGCGTGTGTTGGTTGCTATGTGAGTAGTATACCTATCGTGAGTATTTACGCAAACGTGCCAGGCTCGGGGGAAGTGTGGAGAATTGCGAATTGCCGAATAGCGAATGAGCGAATAGCGTCCCCGAAAGGCCTCCGGCCGCGAGTTCCTTTGTCTGTCGCTGGAATTGCGACCGTCCGTTACGGAGTAAAGGACGAATCGATATCGGAGATATCGGACAGCACCCGGATACGAGGACTATCGCGACGCCGCCTCAGCGGTGTTCGATAGCCCGGAGGATCGGGGTGCTGTCAGTACCCGCCCTCGGAGAGGAACAGCGGGAAGGCAGGCAAACCAGAATAAGCAAGACAGACAAAGGAACTCGCGGCCGGAGGCCAAGGAAGCAGGCGGGGAAAGAGCAAGAGAAACAGCCACTTGCGCGGAGCGCAAGGTATACGCACAGGTACACCAACTAGGAGTATATGTGTGAGGGTACGAGGCAGTGCAGCCGCTGGTGTATGAGAAGACCGCGCGGAGCGCGGTGAATTGCCTGATCAGTCCCAGTATTCTCGGAGGTGGAGAGGGTCGGTTGTGAGCGTTCCGGTGCCTTCGGTGATCTCCACGGTCCTGCCGGCGAGCCCGAGCGGGTCCGGAACGCCTTCGGCGCGGAAGCGGAGCTCGGCTTCTTCAGCGGCGGCTTCGTTGATGCGGTAGGCGCGGCGCTTCGGATCGGTCATAGGGTTTCAGAGCACCATGCATGCATGTGTTGCACGCTACAGGTTATGTGCGCGCCCTCGCCCGTAGTGCATGCCGTGCATTGTCGACTGCGATCTGGGCACACGCATTTCTTGAAATTGCGCGGTTTTTGGCGGTTGAAATTCGTCATGTCGAAAATATGGCTTATGCGAACTATTAATACTCTCCTCTATACTCCTCTCCTCTACTCTGGTTCAACCGCTGTTAAACATCGGTTTAACTCATATTTTTTGAGGTCCGTCAATTTCAGCATTTTGCGTTCGCGCTGGTGCTGCGTTGGCTTGATACGCTTCTTGTCGAGGTAATTATTTTCGTTCCAGTTGGTGATCACGACGACACCGCTATCGAACTGAATGACGAAACCTTTGGCGACGAGAATGCGCACGTCGTCCTCGGTGCCCCCGTGGACCCTCAGGATCTTTTTCGGCGATACAAACCCTTCGTCGTCGGCTTCCATGCCGAGGAGGAAGTAGAGCGCCTTTGCCGATACCGGTAGGTCGATGAATTTGTCCGTGTCGATGATCGCACGGTCGAACATTCGTTTCTGTGCTATAGGCCGTTTCTTACGCTAGTAATGCTCGCATGCAAAAACCCACGCCTCTCGCCCGAGCGACGTGGGTTTCTACATACGAGTGTCGGGCGAGACATGCCGTGATGATATCCCCGGCAGGCAACGCATCCAAATATGAGCATGTGGACAACTGGAAAACGGCCGCCCCATGAACGACCGTTTTCAAAAAAACCAGGCCACGCAGAACCTGGCAGAGCCATCATAACACACAAAAAGCCGCTGTTTAGGCGGCTCTTTGCTCGTGCACACGGTTGGATTATACACCCGGTTCGTATGCTGTCCAGCGGCCGTTGATGAGTTTGCGTATTGCGCCGTATAGGGCCATTGCTGCACCGACAACGTAGCCGACGTAGTGAATGACCCACAGAGCTCCTTCGATTAGGCCTACTATTTGGTCCAAAAACGGGCCGAGAATAGACGGATCGATGCACACCTGAGCTACGGAGCACAATAGCGGCAAATAGGGCGTAGCGAACGAAATAAGGGCTATTCCGGTGCCGGCAACGGCCATGCTCAGCTTCTTCGGATCTTCGGAAGAGCGGATGAGTGCAAACCAGAGGTTCTTCAATTTCTCCTTCATGGTGTTCGACAATTATGCTTTTAACATTCGACCAGCCTGAGGAAGTGATTTTTAAGGCCGCGCTTCGCCGCCTCCGCGAGCCACGATGCATGCGTGTAATTCGCTTCGAATTTCCCGGTCTTCGACGTGTTCGACATGACGGTCGTTTTTCCCCACACGCCGCAATGTCCGACAACCGCTCCTTCAGTCGGGAATATTGCGATGTCGCCCGGCTCCGGATCCGTCACGACAACGAAGCGCCGATCGGCCAATAGCCGCGGGTAGAGCGCGGCCGTTGCGGTGTACACCGGGAAGCTCGGTAGAACCTTCTGAATGACGCGGGAAAGGCTCTCAGCGCATCCGTAATCGTTCGGTGCGATCGTTGTGAGATCTTTGTGCTGCGAGTCGTAGGCGGCCTTATAGAGCTTTTCACGCGGTGTCATAGAGGGCGATTGTTTAGCGAGTAGTGTCGCAAGGATGCCTTTCAGCATTTCGACGATCGCCTTGAGGGCGTTTACCTGCTCCGGCGTCGCCTCTTGCTGTGTAGCTCCTGGCATACCGCAATTTTAGCACGCGGCCGGCGCGTCTACTGCGTGTATGTGAATCCGAGCCACGCGAGGAGCGCCTTCAGGCCTCCGAAGATCACAACGATTGAACCGATGATCGTCGCTGCGGTCACGATGAAGCTCTTGCTCATGATGCCCGTCTCTTTGAAGAATTCCCCAAGTGCTTCGCGAAACAGCGCCTTAATTTCCGCCCTTTCCTCATCGGAAAAGTAGGATGGCTTTGTTTCGGGGGATGCGTTCATACGGATTAGTTTACACGATGGCCGCTATGTGGCGTTTCGATATCCACATAACTGCTACTGCCTGCCGACGCACAGCCAGCTTACAAACTGCCCGGAGATCGAGCCGGTCGCGCTCGCCGTGATCAGAAGCGTGCTCGGCGTCGTCGATGCCGTGAGTACGGTTGTCGTCGCGATGTTCTTATTCAGCGACACGAAGCAATTCGGCGCGGCGCCGGTATATGCCGTTGCGAACGTAATGAGGCAGCTCTGCATGCTCGCGCCGGTCTTCACCATGCCGGTATTGTCGTTGCTCGGCGTCTGAATAGCCGGGCTGCCGCCGCACGCGCTCACGGTCGGGGCCTTGCCTCCGTAGATTTGGTGCCCTGCTGCATCGATCATCGAGACGATGTACGAAACGCCCGAGATGATGTGTGAGATCATCATCGGTATTACGGTCGACGCCGTGGTCGATGCCGCAATCGCAGCGCGCGGCGTGGTCGTTCCTATGCCTATATAGTTGCCGAAATAGTGTATGCCGGTCGTCGTCGCCGACGCGAACGCAGCGCGCGTAATCGAGCCGTTGAGCGCGAATAGCGCGGAGGATGATGCAGTTGTCGAGTAGATGGTCGTCGTCGTCGCGTCGGCTATTGTGGTGTCGTTTACGAAGAGATTTCCGGTGACCTCGAATGCCGTAGAGCTGCCGGTTGTGAGTGTGAGCTTTCCGAATGCCTGACCGTCTACCCATGTGTTTGCGGTCGTTGTGCCGAAGGCGAGCGCGAGCGTTCGATTCGATGACAGGTTGCCGCCGCCGGTGAGCGGGTATGTTGGGGTTATCGTGAGCGTCGAGTTCGCCGGGGTGAACCCAAGCGCATCCTGCTTTGCGTTCCACGTCGCCGCAGATGATATGTAGGAATCTGCGATTGCCGTACCATTCCACACCCCTCCGAGCACGGTGCCGAGATACGAGCTTCCGGTAGTCGTCGAGTTTGCGAACGTGTTCCAGCCGGTGAATGTGTTGTAGTCGGTGAACAGGGTCGATGATGCCGAACCGCCGCCAACGCCTGTCTGATCTGTCTCGCACTGGAATAAGTTTGTTGTCGAGCTGTAGGTTAGCTTTTTGGTTGTCCCTTGGCAGTCATAGAGGCCCGCTCCCGCGAATTTCGTCGTGGATGCGAGGCCGGTGTTGTCGATGCTAAAGAGAGTGGAGGTTGCCGACGCTGTTGAGCTTGCAACAATGAATAGATTTGTGAAGCTGTCACCATTGTTTGTCTGAATGGTGAACTTTGCCCACGGGGTTGATGTGCCGATGCCGAGGGAGTTGTTGATCGGGTTTACGAGTGAGGTTGATGAAGTCGTAGCCGGAAGAACGCCAAATATGGAGTTACCAATCGAGAGACGCAACTTTGACGATGTTGATTCAGTGAGGGGGTTATAACCAATGAGGATGTTTCCTCCACCGATGGTTAGGTTATTACCTCCGATATTCTGTGTTTGACCAAGAATAAGGTTGTCATACCCTGTTGAGAGATTATATCCGGATTGATATCCAAATAGCTGGTTGTTTGCCGATGCTGTCGCTGAGTATCCTGATCTATAGCCAAGTAACGAAGAATTATTTGACCCAGTTGTTAGATTGAACCCTGCAGAATCTCCGATTGCGACATTCCTATTTGTTGACGTTTGACCATTATTTGCTCTTACGTTTGAGCCTATGTATACATTGTTTCCTCCTGACAACTCAGGCATTGCTGCATCGAACCCAATGAATACGTTTTGACTTCCAGTACTTATTTCTCCAGCCTGGTTTCCGATTGCTACATTGCTGGAGTTAGCTGTAATTGTTGCGAGTGCACGATATCCGATTGCTGTGTTTTTGGTGCCGCTTTTGTTGAGTTTTAGTGACTCATATCCAATTGCGACGTTCGTATCGCCAGTAGTGCTCGACGCCAACGCCCACGCACCAACAGCAACATTCTTACCTATCGAACTGAATTGCCCCGTGCCGCTTCCTTGCAACGCCTGATACCCAATTGCGACGTTGGCGGGTGACGATGAAGCTATCTGCAGTGCCTGATATCCAATCGCCACGTTACCGAATACCGTAGACGATGCGAAATTCGTACCAGCATCGAAGCCAATTCCAATATTCCCGTTCGTCGATGATGCGTGGAGGAAGTTGCGGCCTCCGATGTTGATGAATGACGAAGTTGCCCCGAGCGTATCGACGAACTGAATGCGCGAAAACTGCGATGCTATATCAGTCGATGTCGCCACAAAGTACGTCGCCATGAGCGGGTTTGTGGACGATGAAATGCCGCCTCCACCACCTCCGCTCGCATCCGTCCCGCAAAGCAGATTGCCGCTCGCGTCCGTATCGATGGTGTCGCAGTTCGTGAGCGATGTGATCGCGAAGCCCGTCGATGTCGCCCGCCCGAGCGTCACCGGTTGCGTGAGCTGGTAGGCAACAGAGGTTGTCGAGTGCGCGAGGCCCAGAGAGGCAAAGAACGCTGCCGATGATGTCGAGAAAGATGCCGGCGGGAATTGCGTGAGGTAGTACGCCGCAGATGTGGTGCTGAACGCGTTCCCCTGATTGACCGAGAGGAAGTACGAGGCCGACGTTGTTGAGAATGCCGCAGGGTTTTGCGCGTTGTAGTACGCCGCAGAGGTCGTAGAGAAGAAGTTGTTTTGGCTCTTCCAGTAGTCTGCGGAGGTTGTGGCAAATCCTCCCGCTGGGTCGGCCGCACACGAAAATGCGCCACCTGTCCACTGAAGATGGTTTGAGCCCGTGCATGGATAGAGTCCTGCCCCATACAGGCTCGATGTCGTTGCGGTCGAGAATGTCTGTGTACCGGCCCACGTGTTGCTGGTTGTCGTTCCGAAGGAAAGCCCGATTGTTCGGTTCGTCGATAGGTCGCCGCCTCCGGTGACGGGGTATGTTGCCGTAATCGTGAGCGTGCTGTTAGCTGGCGTGAAGCCAAGAGATGCTTGCTTATTGTTGAAGGTTGTCCAATCAGCCGACGACAGAAGGCCATTCGTTCCTGCCGTTGCGATGTTGAAGAGCGACGATGTTGCGACGGACTTTATCGTGTTCCATGCCGTAACCTGTGCGATTTCACCGGCCGTAAGCGCGGAGGATGTGGCAATGCCCGTCCACGAGATCGTGTTCCCGGAGCGAGCAAGTGGAGCGTTGAACGTGAGCGCGTTTTCCTTTCCGCTGAACGTCGCCCAATCGGAGCCTGAGAGAAGCCCGAGCACCCCGTTTGCGGCGGTGTTGAATAGGGTAGACGTGGCAACAGATTTGACCGTGTTCGCGCCGGTCGCCTGAACGATTTCGCCGTTTGTGATGTTCGATGATGTGCCGATCTTCCCGTACAGCGCCGCGGCAAGGTCCGCCTGGCTCGAAAGCGTGCCGGTAATGCTGCCCCACGTCGCCGCGGCGCCCGATGGCCACGTGGTGCGGCACGTGTCGCCGATCAAGCATATCGTTGTCGCCCATGCGGTGCCGAAGGTCCCGAGCGTCGTCGAAGAGTTCCCGAACGTCTGCGTTCCGGTGAAGGTGTTTGCTGTGTAGGTTTTCGGAATGGTCGTCGAGCTGTGGACGAAATTCTGGGCCGATGTGGTGCTGAAAAAGTAGCCCTTGTCGAACGTCGCGAGGTGCGCACTCGCGCTTGTGGTGGAGAAGAGATCTCGCACGCTTCGCCAATAGTCCGTTGAGGTCGTGGAGAATGCCAGTCCGGCGGCCGAGAAAACCGATGCGGAAGTCGTCGAAAATGCATTGCCTTCGTTCGCGTCCAGGAATGCAAGCGCTGAGCTCGTGCTGAACGAGAGGCCGAGCGAAGAGAAATATGCCGCGCTTGATGTCGAGAAGGACGGCTGCGGGTTCTGCTGCAGATAGTATGCGACGGACGTGGTGCTGAAGAAATCACGCTGCGATTTCCAGAAGTCGGCCGATGTCGTGGCGAATGCTCCCGCGGCGGTTTGGTCTATTCCGCAGCTGAACTTGCCAGCGCTCCACTGAAGCTTATCGGTCGATCCGTTGCACGTTGCGAGGCCCGCGCCGAATATGTTCGTGCTCGAGGCGATGGAGAATGTCTGCGTCCCGCTCCAGGCGTTGTCTGTTGTCGTAGACGTCCGGATCTTCGTCGCCTCGTAGGCGTCTGCCGATGATGTGGCCCATGCCTGGGCGCGGTTGAGCGCGAGGAATGCGGATGCCGAGGTTGTCGAGAAAAAGAACCCCTTATCCAAGCTCGCAAGATGAGCTGCTGCCGACGTGGTGCTGAACGCAAGCCCGAGAGAGCTGAAATAGGCCGCTGAGCTCGTCGAAAACGATGGCTGAGGGTATTGCGTTAGATAATACGATGCCGACGTGGTGGAAAATCCGAGCCCGGCCGCGGCAAATACTGTCGCGCTGGTCGTGCTGAAGAAGTTGTTCTGCGTTTTCCAGTAGTCGGCGGACGTCGTTGAAAACTGCGAGAAGATCTTTGTCGCGAGCCACGCATCGGCCGATGTCGTCGAATACGCCGCGCCGCGGTTCTGTGAGAGGAAGTATGCCGCCGACGTCGTAGAGAATGAAAGCCCGAGCGTTGAGAAGTATGTGGCCGACGATGTTGAAAAGCTCGAGGTCACGTACCCGGCATTGTTCGTCCACTGCGAAATGTTCGGCGATACAAAGCTCGACGTCGTGAGCCCGAACGATGACGTCGCAACGATCGAAATCGCGCCCGTTCCGGAGTCGTACCCGATCGGGTACGTGCCCGTGAGTGCTCCTCGAGCTCGAGCGTTGTTGAAATAGAGGTTTGATGATCCCTCGGCGAGTGCGTCCGTCGTCGTCGCCCGGAGGAAGTTCGCGAACTCTGTCACGAGGCCCGTGAGCTGCGTCGCCGGCAGCGAGAGTGCCGAGAGGGTGACGATGTTCGGGAGCGATGTGGTTGCGGAGAGCCGGCTGTCGAAGCGCGTAGGCGTCCAGTAGAGGTTCAGGCCTTCCGTTACCTGGCTGGTCGTGTAATCCCCAGATTGCGCTGCTACGGCTCCGGTGCGGCCGAACACAGACGACACGCCGCCGACGCCCACTCCTGCGAGCGTCGATGAGGAAATGTAGTCGTAGCCGCCCCACTTGTTGCCGATAAGCATCTTCCCGTATCCGGGAAGCGTCGATGTTCCGGTGCCGCCATTGAAGACGGTGACAGCGGTTGCGAGTGCGATTGTCGGGATGAGGAATGCGAGGAGTGCGGCGAGGAATGTCGCAGCGCGATTGATTTTCATATGGACTAGGTTTTGATTATGAATAGTAATGTCGTAAACGGAGGCATGTTGTTGTGAGCGTTTCCGCTTCCTGCGGATCCCCACTGGCCGTAATTCTGTGAGGCATACCCTGGAGCGGACGAACCTATGTTCACGGTACTTACAACTAAGCCTCCGCTTCCGATGCCTCCATTCCAATAATCATGAGAGTGGGTTGGCATTTCTCCGGTCGTGAGCGTGTGTGTCGCTTCGCCGCCCTTTTGTCCGTAGTACCCGGCATTTGCATCGCCTGCCTTGTATCCGAGCGGGAATGCTGCGCGCATGTCCGGCAGGTTGAAGGTCGTCGATCCGTCGCCAAGCCCGAACGGGCATTTCACCATCGTGTGCGTGCCGCTCTGCGTGCCCGATGTGTTCACCGCGGCGCCGCCGCGCGCGGTCGATACCTGGAACGAGTTCGCGCCAAAGCCGGCACTGATGATGTAATACAGCGTGTTCGCTGATAGGCCGGTCGGGAGTGCGCCGGTCGTCGTGAAATAGATCTGATCGCCAACCTGAAGGCCGTGCGAGTTCGCCGTTATGACGGCCGGGGTCGCGATCGTGATCGTAACCGTGCCGAAGACCGGCGCGAGGATACCGAAGAGCGTCGGGTATGTGGCGCGCGATATGGCGGACCCATCGCAAGAGAGCCACCCGCCGGGCACCGGCGCGGTCGGCCACATCATGATGAGGCCGCTCTGCACTGTCTGCGTTATGTTGAAGAACGGGCGCGCGTCGTACTGGATGTAGCCCTGTCCAGCTTTCTGGTTCGCTGTGTCGTAGAGGGCTGTTTCCCCGACGACATGGTAGACCTCGGCGAGGGTCGTCGATCCGACGGGATACGCGGGAATGGACGGAGATGCTGCCTCCGTGCCCGTCACAATGGCGATGCTGCCGGCGGCGTTGATCGTCACGAGGTCGATGCGCGGGTTCGATGCGGGAGCGCTGAAGACAGGCGTCGAGCCACCGGCGTACTTCACCGTGGTCCCTGCGATGGTCGTAATGCCTGGCTGCACGTAGAGCTGCATCGTTGCAGTCGTCCACGATCCTCCGGTGATATTCGTCGCAGCGGAGAATGACGTGACCGGACTGAACGCGTTCGTATTGTTGCTCGAGAGCGTGAGCGTGGTCCCGACGAGCGCGTATGAGAAATAGCTTACGAGGAGCTGGTTAGCCGCGGAGAGCGCTACGCCGGTCGCCGTGGTTGTCTGCGGCTGAAGCAGAAGGGCCAGAGCGTTTGCCGCGCTTGCCGCCGCGGTCGCGCCGCGGAGGAAGTTTCCCGGCGTTGATCCGATCGACGACACGCACGTGAGCACGACCGCGTTGCCATTTATCGTGAGCGTGAATGTCTGCCCGGCCGTTGGGTTCGTGGGAAATGAGAAATAGCCGCTCTGCTGATGCACAAGCAGCTGCGCGCCGCCCGCCGCATCCGATCGAAGATTGTTGTACTGGCCAGAATTCCCGTTTTGTCCTACCGAAACGATAGATGAACGCATACGCTGTTAGACGTTAACGATATTAAAATCCACCTCGAGAGTTGTATCCATGCCCGACGTCTTTCCGTATGTCGGCGAAAGCAGGCCATGATTGAACATCTGCCCGGAGCCTGGCGTGGTGTCGCCTCCGCAGAATGTCCCGAGCTCCGCATAGGTCGCATTCGGTAGGTTCGCGTCCGCGATATAGCCCTGCACGATCGCGTTCGTCGCGCCGTAATCTTCCTGGTACATGATCGCGAAGCGGGCCGCGGACGTCGTGAGCGCGTTGTCGTTCACCGTCGGCGCCGTCGAGCCGGTGCCTATCTCTATCCAGTCGAGATTAAGGCTGTACGTGTTTATGCCGCATAGGCGCTGAATGATCATGTCGAGCCCGTAATCCGGTGCATCGACGACGAGGTTGTGGCATTCCACCGGCGTGGCGACGTGGAAGTACCGCCTCGCACGCGTTATGCTCTCGCGTACCTCATGCATGCGGTCTTTGATAGCGCCGATGTACTGGGCGTTCGCCGTTCCTCCCTCCATGTTCAGCATCTCGCGGAGATACCCGAGGTGCTGGAGCATCGGTGTGACGGCTTCGACCATTCCCGCCTCGAATGTATCGATCTTGATCTTGCCGGTTATTCCGATCCGATCATTGAGTTTTGGTTGTGACATAGGCTCATTCTACCACTCCGCTCTTATGCCCACGTGAAAAAGTCCCAACGGATTTGTGGACTGCCGCTGTCCCATTTGTATGGAGGCGTGCTCGGCGTCACCGTGATCGTATCCGATATAGCAAGCTTTTCGTACGCCGGTATGATCTCCTGGAGCACCGTGTTGTCCGGGACGACGTTCTGCGCGAGCGATTGCTGCAGTAGCGTCGCCATTATGTCGTTCCACGTAACCTCGTCCGATCCGTATGCTTCGACGGTGAATTTCAGCCGTGTCGGCGTGTCGCACATCGCACTCACGCGCCGTATGAGGAGCTGGTACGGCTGAGAGCCGAACCCGAATTTTGCGCTCTTCAGGAAGATCGTCTGCCCGATCGCGAGTCCTGGCTCGTGCGTTTGGAAGGTTATGTGGAATGTCGGGTGATCGAACTGCATAAGCTCGGCCTTCGCGCGCGCTTGGGCCTCCTTCACGCTCTTGATCTGCCGGTCAATGATCGTGTCCTGCCATTCGCCATAGAGGTCGATCGATTGCCGGTTGCTGAGGTGCGCGAGCACGGACACCTGGGCGTTTCCGAAGATCTTCAAGGTATGTCCTTCGCCCGGATCGTTCACGAAGCGTATAAACGGGGAACCGCCTTGAGCTCCGCCGCCAGATCCCGCGTTGTACATGACGTTGACGGTGCTTTCGTCGTCTATGCCTTCCATACCGATCGCTTGGTCCACATTGTCGAGCGTAACGCGCAGGGTCGCCGCGGCGCCCCATGTCGATTGGTACTTCGTCGACTGGTAGGGATAGGCGATTGGGTAGACGAGCTGGCCCGCCTTGGTCTTATATTTGTCTGGCGTGTTGGTCGTCGTGCTCGCACGGTACATGATGCCGCCGAGCACATAGACGCTGTTCTTGATGTTCGCGGCCGATATATTCACCTTGAGGCTCGGCCAAATGATCTTTCCGTTCGTGTCGTCGATGTCGAACGGCGCCTTGTTGAGCTCCGTGCTGCCGGTGTTCGTCGTCGCAAAGAAGAAATGGAGATCCTTGTACGGGTCGATATACCAGTCCCATCCGATCTGCTTGGCGAGAGATTCGATAGCCCGCGTGGCCGGCTCGTACGAGAATTTCATCGATGCAACGAGGAAATTGCCCTTCTGCACGTTGTTGGTCGTGAATCCGGTCGTAAACGTGTTCACGATGTCTTTCGCGATGTCGGACGGGTCCATATCTTGGTACGCCTTGCGCACCACACGCCGGTCGAATTCGTGTCCCCAGTCCGCGCACGTGATGCTCACCCGGAGCAAAAGGCCTCCATCAACGGAAATATCCACACCGGTAACCTTGCCGCCGAATAGGCGCGTGCCCAGGTAATTGAAGTAGATCGTGTCGTCCATCGCCGGTATGTCGGCGATCGGCGTATCGAGGATGTCGAACTTGAAATATCCCTTCTCCTTCGTGACGACGCTGTTGAAGTCGAGCGATCTCCAGTCGATGCAGCCCGTGATATCCGTCGTTCCGTTGAGGACTTGGATCGGCGGCATACGCTAGAAATTGGTTAGTTTAAGCTGTCCTCCGATTTGCTGTGCAAATTCACGCGCGATTTCTCGTGCACCGCCCTGGTTTAGGTAATTTCCTTGCAGGTAGAAGTTGTTCGTTACGGTCGCACCTCCGCGGCCGAATGATGAGATGCCTCCGCCGCTGTATGCGCCGCCGGAGAGCGGCACGACCGCTTCGGGGCCTGCCTCGCCTATGAGCGCGAGCGTGGGTCCCGTCACGATTCCGCCGGCAGCGAACTTCGGAATGCTCGAAAACACCGCGCTTCCTGCGGTACTGACGGCATTGCTGACCATGTTCGTAACGAAGTTAATCGGCGTCTTCGCCATCGCCGCAACGCGATTGTATGCGTCCTCGAGGACCTTCAGCTTATCGACGACGAACTGAATCGCAGCCTTCACTTTGTCGAAGTTCTGCACGAGCAGCTTCATGCCGTCCGCGAGAGCGACGATGGCGGCTCCGGTAACGTAGAACGGGCCTAAAGCGACTTGCAGTGCTCGGTAATGCGATGTGACGTACGAAACCGCGTCCCGGACCTGTCCGAGGTGGTTGGCGATTGCAATAGCCCCATTCACGAGGCCTATGACGGCCATGCCGGACGCATAGAACGGGGCGAGGACAATCCCGAAGATGCGGTATTGCTGCGCAAGCTCATCGAGCTTGTCTTTCACGAGGTCCCAGTGCTTCACGAGCATGACGATGCCGTAGATCACGCCGCCGATGACCGCTCCAGTGATGAAGAAAGGAGCGAGAGCGATTGCTGCCGAGCCGAAGGCGATTGCTGCCGCATACACCGCTGGAATGAGGCCTCCAAGGATAGCTCCGACAACGACGTAGATGGCGATCTGGTGGTTACGGAGGAATTCGGTAAGCTCGTTGATCTTGTCGATCCAGAGCGGCAACTTGTTTTGCACGAGATCCATGATGATGAGCGCGAGCTGCTTTGCCCACACGAGGAGTTGCGCGCCTTCCCGCGTGAGGAATATGTTCCATGCGTCCTGAATGTTAGAAACGATGCCTTTGAACGTCTTCGACTGGTTGAGCATGTTGTCGTGGAAACGACCTCCCTCTGCGGTGAGGTGTGCGAGCGCATTGCGCACATCGTTGAATGAAATCTTCATATTCCCGACATTCCCGGCCATCTGCTGGACGGAATAGCCTGTGACCTTCGACAGTTCGTCGAGGAGCGGCACGCCTGCCTCGGTGAACTGACGGAGATCATCGCCCATGAGGCGCGTCTTTGCGCTGACCTGGCCGAATGCAAGAATAAGGTTCGGAAGCCTATCCATGCCGACGCCCGCAGCGATATCTCCGAGGATTTTTAGGTCTGGCAATACGTCCTTCTGCGCGATGCCGAAAGCGAGGAGACGCCGTGCGGCGTCCTCGAGGCCAACGAGCGTGAACGGGGTCGTCTTCGCGAACTGAATGAGTTCCTGGATGAAGCTCTGCGCTTTCTCGGCCGATCCTAGCATGGTGGTGAAGGCCACCTGCGTTTGCTCGAGGTCTGCGGCGGCATTGAGGGCCATGTAGCCGAGTCCGGCTACGGCAGTACCCGCAATCGCGAGTCCCGCGGCGTACTTTTTCGAAGCATCTACGGCATCCTGCGAAATGAGCCCACCGGCGGTTTTGAATTTTTCGCCGATCTTCTCGATTTCCTTCGTAGCTTCATCGATGATGCGAAGGACGATCTGCAGTTCTGCCTTAGAGCCTCCCATATATCGTTATTGTACAGCACGCCTCGAGCCCTCGGCTTGAAGCATTTCCTGAATCATTTCGACGAACCACGTGGGCTGATCGACGTATTCCTGGTAGGTCCAGCCCATCTCGCGGCACACTATGGCAATGAGCTGGGTATCGAATTCGATTACGCCGCTTGAGAAGGTCCGGTGCCAAGCTGCTCGGAGCTCTCCGGCGACGTAGGGTTTGTGATCTTGTTGATCTCCTCGACAACGGCATCGTATTCCGTTGCGGGAAGATCGAGGAGCGCTTCAACAGGATTATCCATGTTGCCGTTAACCGAAACAAGGAGGTACGAGAGCGCCTTTTGCTCCTGTTCGACAACGAATGATCCCGAGAGCTGGTCTATTGAGACATCGCCCTCCTTCATGTCGTTTACGTTCATCTTCATCGATGAATACACAGCAGCTTTGATAGACTGCTTCTCGCGCCCATTGAGGTAGGTGCGGAGGACTACCTTGCTTCCTCCCGGCGTTGTAAATTCGCGTGTTTCGCGTGCCATATTATGCGTATGTAGCTACGGTGTTGGTAAGTCGCCTCTTGACCATCATGGAATCCGACGGGCTGTAGGATGCTTTGAACTTAATGTCCTGGTAGACAAGATCCTTCACTTTGAATGGTCGGCCAAGCTCCTTGATCGTGCATTTCGGCATATCGAAGTAGATCTCTGGATTCGTCGATGTTCCGATAATCACGTCCGTATTCTTCGCTCCGAGGCGAACAGCGAGAGGCGTGCCTGCCATGAACTGAGTCTTGAAATCGCTCTCGTTTTGCCAGATGGCTTCAAAAGATCCCTCGACGGAGTATTCCTTCTTGAGGAAGTCCGCAGGATCTTGCGATCCGAGCACTTCCTGATCTTCCACTTCACCGCCTTCGGTTATCTTCGCCGATTTGAGCGAGATTGTTGCCGGACCAAACGTGTACGAGCTTGCCGCGCCGGTCGATGCAACGCTGAGATCGAACGCATTCGAGCTCACTATCGTGGCGATTGTCGCTCCGGCCGGAATGTTTGCGCCGGTGACGGTCATGCCGACGCGCAGCGTGTTCGTGTTGATCGAGAGCCCCGTAACGTGCGTCGTCGATGAGCACGTGCCCGTTGCGGTCTTCGTGCCGCCGAGTCCGGCGTAATCGAGCGCGAATTTTGCGTAGAAGTGCTGAGGAAGGAACTTATTCTCGGACGTCGTCGCAGGCGTGAAGGCGCTCTTTACGGCGCCGGTGAGCGCCTTAACGTTCGAGCTGAACTCGATGTATTTCTTCAGTGCAAACGTCCATTCGGTCTTTCCGATCACGCCGTTTGCGTGCGAGTAGTCGATACCGGAAAGCGGATCGTGCAGGAAGAACGTGAGGCTTTGGTGCTGGACGTTCTGCCCGATCGTGAAATCGTGGTCGTATACGGAAGCCTCACCCGCATGTGCTCCGACGGTGTATCCGCCGGTCTGCGATCGCATTAAGAGGCCGATCGATTGGTCGAACACAGGCCCCTTAAGCGGACCTTCCATCATGCGCTTTACGGAGGACATGCCGGCGTTGTCTTCGATCACTCCGTACGCCTGTCCGTCTTCGACGAACTCCTTCTTCTCCGCAAGATCGAGCTCGGCCCACGGGAGCCAATACGTAGCTGACGACTGTGCCGTGCCTCGCGTTGTTTCTTTTGCGGCGCCTACCTGAACCTGCCTTCCAATTCCTTTCATATAATTTCGTTAGGCATCCTTCTCGGATGTCTCGTTTGATAATTTCTCAACGTGTGTATGCCCGAGCTTGCGCTTCTGCTGGTGGTAGATCTTCGTCGCCTCTTCGATCGTCGCCGCGCGGATCGTTTCGCCCTCGTATTCCATCGTCGGGGCGAAATGGAACTCCTTCTCCGAAGGAGCGGACGTCATCATCTTGTTTTCTGGTGCCTTTTGCATAGTGCTATGAGCCGAGTTGATAGGTTGTACTTGCCTCTAATGTTAGCATGAGGCACGCCAGCTCTTGCGAACCTGTGGATACTGGAAAACTTTCGATGGTCGCGGGGTCTACGCCAGCATTTGCCTCTCCGCTCAGGGTGAAATTCGTATCGAATTTGTTGATGATCGCATCCATCGCGCCTTCGATCGTGAGCGTCGGGTCCGGCATATTCTCGTAGCTGAAGACAAAGAGGATTTCCCAGTGGTACTTGCGCGTGTTGTTCGCGCTGTCCTCTTCTTTGTTGCCGACCTTCGGCATGCCGACGATCGCAAACGGATATCCCTGCGGCGGTGCCTGCAGCGGGTCTTTCCCGCGGTCTATGCCGATAAAAGATCGGATGATGCCTTCATCCTGGAGCTCGCGAAGTGTCTCCAATATCTGCTGCTTAATACGTTGGGCCGGTGTCATACCTATTTGGATGCGATTGCATCGGTTATCTCTTTTAATGCCTTCACGAAAACGGTGTCGATTTCCGATTGTGAGCGATCGATGATGCGCTCCATGAACTTGTTCGGCTTCGTTCCTGGGTGGTGCACAACTCGGACCGGATGTGCTGCCGTCGGCCAGAATAGGGCGCGCTTGTTCTTGGGAAGAATGATGTGCGGTTTCGTTCCGAACTCAACGTATGGCGCGTAGTCCGCTGTAGGAAACCAGCGCAATATCCCCGCCTTCAGATCTGCCCGGAATGTCGTCGTGAGATGTCCCGTCCTCCATGGCACAACGCCCTTCACGGTGTGTTTTGCGAGCACTGCTCCGGATGCTGAGAGCGCACGCTGAAGGATGGGAGCTGCAATGTTCGGCGCATCCTTCATCTTCCGCACAAGCTCATCGAGCCCGACGATTTTGACCGAAAACTCAACGTTGTCGGCCATACTAGAAGGAAATTACCTTGTATTGGTCGAGCGTTTCTGTGTCTTCCGCGTCCAGGACGTTGCGCCATCCGCTTGTGGTCGCCCCCTCGAGCGATTGCGATGACTGCCCGGCAAGTCCGCGGCGCTTGAACCGTCGAACCACGAGGTTATCGGCTACGATCGATAGGTCTTCCGGGAGTTTGTGCGTGGTGTTTTCGCCCGCGTGCTCCCAGTCAACCGGATACCCGGCGACGTACGACACGCGGACGGCGTTCGTCGCGTGCGACGGAAGCATGCCGTAGACGCGGATTTCGCCCGTATCCGAGGTCTGCGTGCCCGTTATCGGGTCTATTCTGACGTTTGCGAGCTCGTAGTCGTTAACGAGGAAGTCCGTCCACACGGGATCTGCCGGAGTTCCAGCGCGCCACTGGAATTTCGTGATTTCGGACACCGGCGTGTTGCGGAGGTAGAGGCTGCGTTGGTGGCACTCTTCCGTCGAGTAGATCTCGTTCGCGTATTCCATCTCCACGAATCCATTCGGCCGGTTGCAGTAATTGCCGATGAATTTCGACACGCCGTTGATCATGCGGATGAGCATTGCATCGTATGCCGGGGTCTGATCGACGACTGTGAGCGTCTGCCCGGTGTTCGAAGCGACGGCATTTTGCGAGAGCGTGAGCGTATTGCCCGAAATCGAGGTGATGATTGTACCCGGAAGGATGCCGAGGCCTCGGATTTGCTGCCCTGCGACAACCGTGCGCCCTGCAGGTATGGCGAATGCGGTTACCGCCTGCGATCCATTTACGAGCGCCGCTCCATTGAGCAATATCGTGTTGTTCGGGTCGAAAAGGACGTCTTTGACGCGCTGGAGGGTCGTTAGAGCGTACGGAGAGAGCGTATCGCTGCCGGATATGGTTCCGTTGGTTGGCGTGTCGATCGTTTCGTAGTCGGCAGCGACCTGTCCGGCATCGTATGAGCCGTTCAAAATGGTTATTACAGAGCCGTTGAGCGTGTAATCCGCTCCAACGCCTCCCGTAAGGCGAACACCCGCGCCGTAGAGCGCGAGCGTGTTTTCTGTCGGAGGATGCGCAAGCGTGAAGCTCGTGCCTGATCCGTATACGATTTCGCCGGTGATGCGCATAGAAGCGAGGTTGTTTCCTCGTCGCCGCCCCTGCCGAATTCAGGGGCAAAGCGAGGAAGCAACGCTTAGGTGTTGCTCGTGGACGTGCGCACAGGGTACTGGGCGCCGTTCGTCGGCACACCGATGAGCTCGGCGTGAGCCAAGATCGCCGGACCGGTACCGCCGGTGAATGCCGGAGTGAACACGACCTTGAGGTAGCGCTTGCGATTGAGCCTAAAGCCCTCCACGCGAGCATAGCTATCCTTCGCCGCCGTCTTCACGTTGAGCGTTTCGCCGATCACCGTTCCGGTGTTGTCCTTCGCATCGGCAAAGCCGGACGAAGGACTGTCGGACTCCTGGAGCTTCCACGCTACGGCCGCAGCCGACGGAGAGCCCGAGGCGATCTCTGCGCGGACGTGAATCATCGCAGATTCGGCCGGGAACGTTGTGATCGTGTCGATTGCATCGCCTTCAACCGCGGAAGATCCCGTGAGCGATTGAATCGCTACCGAGCTTACCGTTGATGGCTGCACCAACACGTCATCATATGGATTGAGTCGCATACTTGATTGTTGTTTTGCCACGTGGCCATCGTTCGATTCGACGGCTGCGGTGGGCTACCGCGTGGCTAATCGTTAATTGCCCTGTTCCCGTTGGTTCGGGATGCAAACGGAGCCTTCAGCGAACTGGAATACCGTGCCTGGACGTCCGTCCGGGCAGGTGCACGAGTCGCCCGCGCGCTTCCCGGTGACGAAGCCTGTGCGGCTCTTATCGTCGGGCTGCGTCTGCTGAGTATTGTTTTCGGACTTAGGCGATGCGCCTTTGTCCTCAGGGTCTTTCCCGCCCTGCTTATCGTCGGGCTTCGGATTGTCGCCTTTGTCCTCAGGGTCTTTGCTTGATGCATCTTTGGCATCAGCAAACGCCTTTTCGGCCTCAACCGCAGCATCTTCGGCCGCCTTCGCCTCATCACGGTCCTTTTTAGGGCTCGTGTTGGTGAGTTTAGACTTCAGATCGTTTGCAATCTCGCGAGCCTTTCCGGCTGCCTCCTGCAATGCTTTCAATTCATCGCTCATAGCGGTAACTGTTAGCGTCTACTAAGACTGATCGGGCTTGCAAGTCATCCCTGCAAGCCCATCCCATCAGTCAGAGGATTAAGACGCAGAGGTCTTAGCGACTACCATTGCTCGCGGGATAGCGAGCGTCATCGCATGGCGGTGCTTGTAGACGATACCGCGCTGGTCTGCGAGTGCGATTTCCTTGCCGCCGAAGCTGCCGGATTCGAACTGCGAGACGCGCATCTCGCCCTTGTCACCGAAGGCAAACGCCTTCATGTTGCCGAAGATCGCGAACGGATTCGATGCCGCATCCGAGAATCCGTTGACGCTCGATGCGCCGACAGCCGGGAGGTGACGGTTCGTGAAGACCGGGTAGCCGAGGATTTCTCCCGCAGGCTTGATCGGTCCTCCGTTCGGGAGGTTGCTGAGCACAGAGCCCTGTGCCTGGCCCGCATACGGGAGGATGTAGTTTCCTGCACCGTCCTTTTGTACGCGGAGCTTGGCCCACACGGTTCGGTTGAAGTTGAACGACGCGCCATCGAGAATTGACTCTTCGAGGCACGCGATCATTGCCGATGCATCTTCGAGCACGGCGAACTTCTGGAACGTGGTGGAGCCGGACGGCAGCACGTACGACGTAACCTGCTTACCTGTCTCATCGACCGTAGTCGTGGACGGGTAATTGAGCACGCCGAGGAACGGATCGCCGCTGTTGGCACCGCCCACGAAGCCCTGGTAATCGATCATGTTCGCGAGCGCTTCGCCGCCGAGAGCGAGAAGCCAATCTGCGAGGTTGACCGAGGCGTCCGCAATGAGGTCGTTGCCAACCACGAATGCGAGCTGCCATTTCTTGGCGATGAGCTGTGCGGCTCCGAAGGTGACTCCGGTTACCGACCCAGCGCTATCAACCGAGAGGTACGATCCCTTGAGGAACGCGCCTGTGTAATTCGGGACAGCGAGTTCGTCGCCGTTCATTTCCCACTGTACTGCCTGGCTGAGGATCGTGCCGACGGAAGCCGCGATGCGCAAGATTGCGTTCGAGATTTCACGAGACACGAGGTAGCCGCCGCGATTGTCCTGCTCTTCGATGAGCGCTTCATTCGCCTTGGCGTCGATGTCAAAGTTCTTCGTTGCTACGGCCTTGGCTACGGAGGCAAAGTCCTTCTTCATCTTTTCAGAGAGTCCGGTCATGTCCTTTCCGTAGGTCTTGCGCTGCTCGCGAAGTGTTTCGACGATCTTCTGGGTCTGCATAGAGACTTCTTGCCCGATGAACGGAGCAAGCTTCTCCTGCATCACCTCATCGAACGCCGATTCGATGACATCCTTGATTTCTTTCTTTTCCATATAGGTGTCTGAGGATTAGTTTTTATTGCGATTCCGAAGCCCGAGATTGATCTTCCCGAGTGCTCCGCGGATCGCGGATTCTGCATCGCGCAGGGCCTCACGTGAATCCAGGTGAGCCTTGAGCTCCGGATCAGTGGACGGTGCGCGCTTTTTCGACCTGATACCGCGAGAGCCGTTTTCGTCTGCCTTTGAGGCGACGTCGCTGCGGCTTTCATCCTCGCTTCCATCGGCGAGAGATCCGAAGACCTTCTCGAGTATGGACGTAGCAGCTTTCAAGTGTTGATGAGCCTCGCTCAGCTGGGTAGCCTTCTCCGTCGTCAATCGTGCGCCGATCTTGGCTACGAGTGCCGGGAGAATCTGCTTGTCGATGTGCGGCGCAAGGAAGTTCGTGAGGATTTCGAGCGTCTTTTCGTCCGCCTGCTCCTCCTGGCCGAACACCTCCTTGCACATGGCCTTTGCGATCTTGATGACGGCCTTCTTGTGCGCGCGCTGGGCGTCTTCGATGGCGGTCGCGAACGCTCCCGTGGCATCTTCGGTCGTGGCCTTGGCGCATTTCTCCTCGAAATCGCCGACGATCTTCGCGATCTGGGCCTCGTAGGCGTCGTGTTGCTCACGGACAGCCTTCAGGAACGGGGATTTATCAAAGGACTTCTCTCCCTGCGCCTTGAACTCCTTGAAGATGCCGACTGATCGCGCCCGGTGGATGACCTGTTCATCTTGGACGCCGTATCGGACGTCCTTTACGGATTCGACCGTTACGTTCTTGCCGTCAATTTCGAGCGTTTCTATGCACTTTTCGGTGTCGTTGGCGTGTCGCGCATGCTCTTCGGTAATGGACTTGATGAGAGACTTCTGCGAGGCGTTGCCCTCGTCCGATTTCTGGGCCTTAGCGACGCAAACGAGCGGACCGTCCTCATTCTCAGGGTCTACGGCGTAGACACCGGCCGAACCGTCCGGCATTTCGCATTCATCACCCGGCTGTGCCTCCTTGAGCTCGGCAAATTCCGGCGCCTGCGCACCGAATTCCTTGTAGTGCTCGGCGAGGTGATCGTAGACAGCCTTTCGGTCGCCTTCGTCCACACCGCCACGGTAGCCCATGAGAGCGCCCATAGCGGCCTTCACGCCAGCCCATACGACCGAACCATCCGCTGCATGGTGCGCGAGCTTGAGATCTTCGAAGCTTTCGAGGGATTCCGAGGTTGCATAGGCGAAACGTCCGGCGATATCCTTCTTTTCTGCTGCACTAAGGTCGCTCCAGGCCTTTTCGGTGAAATCGGCGAGGGTCGGTTGCTTCCATTGCAGCGTCGCATCTGCCTTCTTAGACGATGCGTTGGCCGGAACCATGCCGAGCGTTTCGGTGAATTCGAAGCCCTTCGTACGCATGACAGGGGATTCGACGTCGATTCCGAGGCTGCGAGCCTCCCGGAGCGTGAGAGCGCGGCCTTCTGCTGCGCCAACGCCCTGATTTGCCGGAACCGGAACGAATGAGAATTCGAGCAATTCAGCTCGCGTGATGATGTACCAATCCTGCTCGTCGCGCTGACGAGAGATAAAGCCGACGGAAGTGGTGCATCCGACGCCTTCACCCTTATCGAGGCCGAATTCGTAGAGGCGTCGCACCTGCTGCGCGAACGGATTGATGTCTGCGGAGAGGAATACACCCTTTGCGCGGAGGCACTTCACGCCGTTGCGTTCAACAACTTCGAGATCGGTGCATACGCCGATCGGGAGGCTGTAGTAGTCATGGCCCCAGAGCACGATCGGATTGTTCTTGTAGTTTTCTAGCTCCCAACCGTCTTGCATGACGGTTTCGCCGGCGCGATCCTTCTGCTCGGTGGAGATGATGACGTCGAAGGTCCCGTTTTCCTTCGAAGATCTGCGAGCCTTTTCGATTGCTTCTATGTCAAACGACTTAACTCGCGCTCGGATGTCGGCTGCGAGTTCCTCGGTAATCTTGAAGGGTGTTTTCATATGATTTTTTTTGTAAGTATATCACGCAAGAATTTTGCAATGATTTTTGACTTAATAATGTGGATAACTAATTAGATCGAGATAGTCTCGGGACGAATGTAGCAGCGACAATCCGGATGCAGCGGAGGCGTCATTCCGTCTGCATAGTTGTCATCGAAGAATTTCTGCGAGATTCCGACGGTCTTTCCATTCATGCCTGCGCAGTCTGGGCACACCTTCGCGTCTTCAGCGGTGTACCACTTGAGGCTTTGCACAACGCCGGACTTCTCCCACGCCTCGCGGTTTGCCCAGTTCGCCGTGCGATAGCTCTCTGTCTTCGCAATGAGGCCCGCGCGGCGCGAATCTGCGAAATCGTACACGCCTTCCACGGCATCGGTGAGCTCGCGGAGATTCGTTCCGCCTTCCTGGTCGAGCTTTTCAGTGAGCACCGCCTTCAGCTGCTCGAGCGTCGTTTCGTTGTAGCTGCGTGCCATGCGGGCAATACTGCGATCGAGTGCATTACGGGTCGACTCATCGGCAAGGATGTCCTGATGGTTCGCGCCGACCATTGCGAGCGCGGCCGTTGCTTCGTCACGCGTGAGGCTCAAGAGAATAGGCGTCGCGAGATCGATCGTTATGCCCATCCATTCCTTGAGGTCGAAGAGTTCGCCCACAGCCTTCGTCACGCCCGTTGCATCGGGGAGGTTCGCGATCACGTCTTCCTTCTGCTTCTTGTTGATCCCCTTGAACACGTTGTCGAGCTGCTGTACCGCCATTTCCGAGCGGAACGAGAAGCGCTTGTAGTGCTCCATGTATTCGTCGTCGGTGAGGTCGTTGAGCTTCTTGAATTGGTACTCGGGCCGTGTGTCGATAATCGACTTGAACGCGCTCGAGAGGTTCTTGAAAACGTGCTTGGCAAAGCCCCACGTCTTTCGGTTCCCGGTGCGGATCCGGATCGCCGATGTCATTTGCCCGGTTGCCGTCATTCGCTTGGCGATCTTCTCAGGAACGTCGGTTTCCGGCTTCATGCGGTCGCCAGCGGCCGTCATGTTGTTCGGGATGTAGAGCTTGTCGCCTCCCTCGATCTCTTCGAGGTCGAGATACGCTTCTCGGGCTTCGTTCTGCGTCATGAGAGGCACGCCGCCGGTCGCCGCTGTCATCTCCTTCATCTTGATTTCGCGGTCTTCCGGTACGGGATCGACGAACGTGAGGAAAAGCCCATCGCCGAAGCGCGGCACGAGGCGAGCGTTGAGGAACGACACGATGAGCATGAGCTTAGGCTTCATCGTGCGCTTGCTGAAGACGTAATCCGCTGTCTCGGCCGTCGATCGGTTCGTGTCGCTCTCTGCAGTGCCCAGAATCGTCTTTGAGACGCGGAAGCCCGCAAGGATGCGGTCGCGCGTCTGATCGGTGAGCGTGCTGAAATCCATGTCTTTGTGGGTGACGCCGGTGTGCTCCAGCTTCGTGCCCTTCGGCATGACGGGCACCTTGTGTGCATTCTCCTTTCCGGCGTATCGATCCTTGAATCCCTTGCGGATACGGTCGATGTTGCCCTCCACGTTCGTATCGGTGGAGATGTAGAGCCCGATGCTCGCGCCGTTTTCGAAGAACTTGCGGTTGTATTCCATCGCGTGGTTGTCGCTGTCGATCCACGTCGGGATCGTCTGCGGCACGCCGATGCCCTCGAACGGATTGTTTGGGTCCACGTACTTGATGTGGAGGATCTGGTACGGCTGGAATGTGTAGATGTTGCCGTCCGATGTGAGCTCGTAGTGCGAAATTCGGTGAGGGAACACGTTCTTGTTGATTTTCACCGTGATACGGCCGGGGTTGAGCAAGTACAGGGCGCGCGGAGGCGTCATATCGTCCTTTACGCCGTCCAGGAGCACGTAGCAGTTGCCCGTGAGCTCGAGGTGCGCGAGCATCGTGTATACAAATTCCTTCCCGATCGTGTCGTCGTTCGGCTGATCGAGGAGGTCAAGCACCTCGTGCTCTTCAATTTCGACGGGCGTGCCGCCGCTCTTCTTGAACATGCGCCATTCAACGTCGATCGCGCTCATGCCGATGGCGTTCACCGCGGCGAACGTCCAGCCGCTGAAGCTGCCCATTGCCTTCGCGGCGTCTACGCGCTTGCTCGCCGTCGGGCGATAAATGGCCAACGGGTCGTTGCCCATCGGCACCGATTTCTCTTCAGCGGTCGGAACCTCGGCTTTGCGTGTTCCGCGGCTGTCGCGCAACACCACACGTCCGTGCTCGTCGATGCCTTCGAGCCGATGAACTTGAATCTCGCCTGTTTGGTGCGGGTTGTCCGTTTTCTTTAAGAAGGGGATGCGTGAGAGGAATTCAGGCATAGTCGTACGGTGATTGTATCACGCGTCAATGGGTGACTATGCGATGTGGGGATAGCTACACGTACTCCACGACCTTCTGCTCGATTCCATCCTGCGCAACGCCGAGGATGAGCCACACAAGCGCGTCCACCAAGTCGTCGTGCTTCTCCGTCCCGAAGCCGAGCAGCTGCTGAATGAGATCCACTTCCTGCCTGCAATGTGGGCACGTGACCTTCATGCCGGTGCGAGGGAACTTCACCGTGCCGTGCTTGATGTATTTGGCGGCAACACGCAGGCGCGCGCGCTTGTCCTTGATCGGATGCATCGCCGTGACGCTGAAGCCGCGGCGCTCGAGCTCTTCGATAGCGGCGTGCTGATACTGCGTGTCTTCCACGAAGAACTCGCACGACATCTTCGTGAGCTTGCGGATCTCGTTGAGCGAGTCGATCGTGTCTTTGAACGAGAGGTGCCGGTTGATCGGGAACGGCTGTATATAAATCTGCGTTTCCCCATCGTCCCACGCAACCTCGCCGGACACTGCGGCGGTATAGTCTGCGCTTTCCTTCTGCGATATAGCTAGGTCGACGCCGGTCGCAAGGTAATTGCCATCGTCGAACGGCGGATCGTCGTAGTACTGGATATCCTCTGGCAGCACGTCCTGTCCGTCTTCAGGCACCACCTGGAGCATCATTTCGCGCAGGAAGTCTATATCGCCCATGTCCTTGCGCTTCTTGTCGATCGCCTCCTGCGTCGGGTATGCAGCCTTCCACGTGCACCGCTCCCACTCGGTGCCGACGCCTTCGCGGATGAGCGGGAACTCGAGCACGTGGTAGCGGCCGGAGTCCTTCATGCGGGCCATGAGCCCATCGAGGTGCAGCCAGTTGCCCACGAGGATGCGCCGTGCCTGCAGCGCGAGCGCGCCGATCACCTCTCCGCGCCACCACTTGGCTGTCGCGTTGCGGCTCTCCTGCGTGGCAACGGACTTGAGATCGTCGATGTCGTCGCCTATAGCGAGCTTGATGCGGTGTGCACCGTGGCGAATACCGCGGATGCGCTGGCCACGTGAGCGGGCGAGGATGCGTACGCCGGTTGCGAGCAAGAGGTTTCGGGCCTGCCAGTCGTCCTTGCTCTCGAGTTTCTTGCGCACCTCCCACGATACGCCCTTTACCTTCACGAATGCCGGGACGCCGTAATCCTCCTTCAGGAGATCATTGTTTTCGAGCTCGTGCTTGATGGCGGCGATGGTCGATGTCGACATGTCGCCGGTCGACACGAGGAGCACGATGAACGGGTACAGATGTGGCTTCTCGAGCGCCGCATAGATCGCGTACGCCGTGCTTATGAACGTGCTCTTTGCGCTCCCGCGGAACCCGATCACGAGGAGCGCGTCTATGTCGTCATTCTCCAGGGCGGCAATAAGCTCCGGGAAGAAATCAGCCGGCTCGAGCTCGAAATAGTGGGCGAGGTAGATCAGTATCCAAACAGCGAAACCGTACGCCTTTACGAGCGCTCTGCGGCATTGCTGGTCTGAGATGGCGCGTTCAAGCGTCTCCCTATCCAGTGTTGGTTTGTTCGTTTGCTCCTGGGGCATGCAAGGTTAATGTTCGCTCGGTGAGCTGTGCCGTTGCTCCGGCCGGCAGGAAGCCCCACTTAGCGAATGCGTTCACGATCATGGTGCGTTGCTCCTCCGGCAATGTGGAATAGTCGCGGTGTTTCAGCGCTTCCGCCTGATCGCGGTATATGCCGTTGGCAATCTCCGCATTCATGATGGCGAGGTCGAGCATGACAAGGTTCTTGGCCGCGTCTACAACGTCGCGCGCATCGGGCTTTTTGAGTCCGGAGCCCTTCTGCCAGTAGAGGATCGCCATGAGGCGTTCGCGGGCGATGGAGAATGTTGCGCGCGTTTGAGCAATTCGTTCGTTGATCTTCGCCTGATCTACTTCTTCGAGAGCGCGATTTGTCACGCGCCCCATCATTCTCGTAACGTACTGTCGCGAGAAAAGTCGATTGAACTTCTTCTCAAGGTGCTCCTGCATCCCGAGAATCGTGATCACGGGATCTCGTGCGATCGTGTTCCGTATTTCGTTTAGAAGCCGCTCTTCGACCTTCTTGTCAATCTTCATGCTTTAGATTGTAACCTACCGTTCCTTACTTCCGCGCGCGCCTATTCTCTCGCAGGAACTCGGCGATCATCTGCATGCAGTCAGCGTCGAATAGGTAACCGTCGGCCGGGAAGAACACGTACTTCCACCACGCGCCCCACCAGCGTATCTCCCCGCAGTGTTCCCCGGTGCGCGTGTTTATAACAACCCATCGCTTTGTCTTCGGGCTTGGGCTATCGATCTCTGTAAAGCGTATCCACTTCTCCGCCTGGGATTCCATAGAGATTATGCGCTGTCTTCCTGTTCCGTAGCGGCGCGACCTGTGCGCTCCGCTCCCATGCTCGAGAGTCTTGCTTCAATGACCCTCCGCTTCGCGGCGAGCCTCTGGTACGTTGACGTCTTCGGGTTAATGCCGCGCATATCGTCTAGTACGGCGCGGAGATCGCGCTTCACGCGCTCTATGTCGTCCGCTATTGTCATACCTTCATGTGGTTCACTGGGCGCTCGCAGTACACTGATAGGTCGCACGCGATCTCCACAGCGCGCCTAGCGCCGTGTCCGAGGTGAAGAGCTGCGAGAGCGAAGTCGGCCCCTGCGCCAACGGCGTAGAAGTCCTTTATCTCTCGAACGTAGAAGCCACTGACGAGCCAGCATCTCTTCCTATATACGATCAGGAATGCATTCTCTTGCTTCAGATCCGACGAGATCTCCTTCATGTACTTTGCAAATTCAGCAAATAGGTTCGTCCACCCGTATTCATTGTTCGTCTTTGGCTTATGATTTTCCACGAACTCACGAAAAATGCCGGCCACAGAGCACGTGCCCGCTGTTCCAAATACAACGTCACCGAGGTCGTATAACTTAGCGTTCTTATCTTTCTCCTGCGTCTGCCATCCGGATATTCGGATAGAGTCCGCGGCTATCTCAAATACACCTCTACCTGTCTTCTTTACTGCTACTACGCTCATATCTTCAATTCGTTAGACTTATTAATTGCTCCCTTCTTAGGGTTGATAATGAACCGGCGCCACGGATCGTTGTAATGCCGTGCCCGGTATGCCGGGTCCTGCCAGTGCCGCTCGTTCGCCTCCGACATCTTGCGCCGTGTCTCCTCAGTGTGCCGGTGGCTGCGCCCCCTCCTCAGCTGCTTCTCTCCGAGCTGGACGCGATACGTTCGGCCTGGCTTTGCAGTTCCTTCGTGCATAATGCGGTGTTGCCGTGAAATCTGAATAATATCTCTGCTACTCCTTCCCGTTTCATACGTACTCTCCATGCCACCATTTCTCGCATAGGTGGCGCTGGCATTGCCTGAATCGTCTGCGTGGAGAGTGATGCCAGTCGTGTAGCCCTATCGAACACAACACTTTTCCAAAGAAGTCTCTCATACTCTATGCCGCCATTTGAACCTTTTCTAAGTCGTCGTCCGACAACCCGCATTCGTCTTTCCCGATCTCCACGACCGCGATGGCGATCCTCGGGCACTCTTTGTCATATGCGCGGTAGATGTGCAGCTCATCGATCTGGCTGTCGTCCTCGTACACGATGCCGGTGAGCGCATCGAGCGTGAGCTTGTTCATGTTGTCGAGGTCGCGGAGCCTCTTGCTTCCGAAGAAGTACGTTACGTGGAGCGCTATCCGCTCCTTCGAAGGCTTGCCGACCCATTGGATCTTCGCCTGCCACTGGTACGCATCTTTGAGGGCCTTTCCCTCGTTGGTCATGTAGATCTTCGGGTACCCCGCGGCGTACGACATCTTGTAGAGATGCTGCGTGCTCTTTGGCTCGCCTTTCAGTGCGATTGTCTTCATACCTCCGTTGAAATGACGCTATTCTTCTCGATAAATTCCTCAAATGCTTCCCGAACCCACTGCTTGTGGGCAATCTCGGCAATTTCTACGAGTAGAAACCATCCCGGAAGCACAAGGAACTCCATTGGATACGTGTGTAATGCAGTAAACGATACTGATGCGACGACGGTGAAGAAGATCGTTAGAGGGTGTGTGAGCACTCTTCGGTACCGCGGGGCAATTATTGCTCGTGCCCATCCCGGCATATCGCCAACACGGCCTTCGTAAACCTGTCCGCTATCTTTGTTTGTTATCTTGGCCTTCATACCTCAATGTGGTTGGAGCGGATAGCGGATGCAATTCCGTCCCTGTTTGATAGACATGATTTACAAAGATACGGGCTGCCCGGTTTTGATGAGCACAAACTGCATTCGACGAATATGTGTTCAGCAATCTTCGCATCACTCTCCCTCTGCGCATCCGCCACGATCCTGATGATCTCGGGGATGGAGGCGATGACGGCATTACGATATCCGTTGCTTCCGGTTGCGTGGTTTCCTCCGTACTTGTCGATGTCGCATTCCGGTATTGCTGGCGGCACCGACGCAATGATCTTGTCGGTGAGGGTTTGGATATTCATACGCCTTTGTTTAACACAGCTAGCACCTTCTCACACGGCTCTGCGTTGTCGGGGTGGGAGAGTGGGAGGGAGAGGTTGAATCTCGTTATTATCAGCATAGTCCCGTCGTCACGCATTACTGAGAAATCACCGCTGCACTCAAGGCGCGTTCTTGTGACGTTTGCTCGATTACTCTCGTACAGCGCCCTTAACACGTCTGCGATGGTGAGTTCTTTGCCGAGGATTTCCCACTGGTCGATGTCTTGTTCTTTCATGTAGAAGCGAAATGCTCCTGTAGGATCAATCCATGCGGTCTGCCATGTTTTCTCTGCAAAATGCGCGAGAATGAACACACGCTTGTGCTGCTGTCCTTCTTTCGGATTTCGCAGCTCACACCCAAACTCCAATTTCAACCTGTCCGGCAGAAGTTCGTTGATGCGAGCGCGGAGCTGTTCGTATGGTGTGGTCATAGGCTATTGGGTTAGAAGCTCCGGTGTCGTGTAAACGTCGCCGATCACTTCGACATCTCCGTGTGCTTCGATGAGGTCTGCCGTTTCTTGCCAATGATGGAAGTACTGTAACGAAACGGCCTCCCATATCCGCACTCGTCCGTCGATACCTGTTCCTCTCAGGATGTCGCGTTCGTAAATCTCCTTCCCGTTCTTGTCGTGGAGGCCGGTTAATTGGCAGAGTGTATTTCCGTCAACGTCACACGCGACACCTTCGTAATTTACGATTTGATGGACGCGTCCTCCGCGAGAATTTAGAAACGTGACGTAGCTTCCGTAGACCCAGCGTTTGTCTAGCGTGAGCGCTCTCGCCCTAAATTTTATAACCCTCCCGGCCGCACTATTCGCATTTTCCATGTCATTTTCCCTCTTACTCGCCGCCGAGCCAACTTGTGAGAAGTCTCGGAGACGAACAAAAGGGCACAAGTTGATATGTATCCATTGTAACACAAAAGCCCCGCATTCGCGCGGGGCTGTGTATTACTTCGGCAAGTCCTTGAAAGGGTCGAATGCGTTGAATTCCGGCACCGTTAAGCACGGCCCTTCGTAGTACTTGCCGCCGAAAGAGCTGAATGCCTGGTAGCAGGCGCGAATCTCGCCCTTCACCGCGCACATGCGATGGAATGCCGGCTCGCCGACAAGGAAGCCTTTTGCGTTCCAGAGCGCGGGTGGCAGGATTTCGAGCATTTCGTCGTAGCGTTCGCGCGAGCACTCCTTCCACTGCTTGTTTTTGGCGATGATTGCGTCGGCAATACGTTCAGCGTCGTCAGACATGCGGACCTCCTTTGTACTGTCCGCATGCAATCGTACCATGTCACCCCATCCGCAGCTTCTTCCTCGCTTCCTGCGCCGCGCGCTTGTCCATGAAGCTCGCCTCACGATCGGCCGCAATTTTCAGCGCGAGCCGGTGCGCCTCGAACCTCGGCAGATCGTCCGCTGTCTCCAGCCATTGCCGGAGATTTCTCTCCATAGCCTCGGCCTCAGTGCTTCTTGTCATCGGTCCCTCCTCTGTTGCGCTCCTGGAACATGAGCCAGATGATGCCAAAGAGTGCCAGCACGAATAATATCGCGGTGAACGGGTCGCCCTCGCTGTGGTGGAGATACGTTGGTGCATACACGGGGGAGTATTCGTAGTAGTACATGGCTAAATGTCCTCGTAGCGCGTGATTGCCTTTATGAATCGCATCCTCTCGCCGCACCGGTAGCACTTCGATGAGTACCGCTCGAGAATGTAGTTGAACGTCGAGCACGTAACCCCGCGGTTGTCGCGGCATTCGTGGCAGTAGAACTTGACGTTGACGTATGACTTTTTCATTTTGCGCTCCTGTACAGGTCGTCGCCCATCCAGATTTCGAGGATGAACACGCCGTCGATTTCGTACATTCGCCACCACACCTGCCAACCGCAGAAGATCACCACGCCCTCATCGTGCGCCGTGTCGTCCGGGTGGAAGCTGTCGTAGAGCGTTATTCGGTGTATCAGTCGGCCGCGCATGCGTGCGTCGAGTTCGCGGCAGCGCGGACAGAATGCAACCCGAGTATTGCGGAGTGTAGTGCGTGCTTCGTCGAGTGCGTTCATGCCGCGACGTTAGGGCGGCGCTATTCCGTTGTCACAGGCACCGATGGTGAGCCGAGGGAGCTATGGGGAGTATGGTTCGGCTCGGAGCTGAACAATTTTAACCCCTGCGACGCAAATTTCTTCGCGAGCACATTGCGCGTCGCTGCTTTCTATTTCCGAATTGCAAAGGAACGTCGGACGCCTTCGGGAACAGAACCGATGGAAACTCTGCGTCGATATCATCTAACTCAACATCGTGACTCATGGGAAAAGTGTACCAAACAAAAGGCCCGCTCGTAAGCGGGCCGTGTGACTATCTCGTATCGTCGATGCAGATGTCTCCGATGCCAACCACCTGGCCGTCCTTGTCGGTTATCGTCACCGTGAACACTTTCGAGGTCGGCGCTTCGGCTGCGATAGGCGGCGCCGCGCGGGCCACTGGCGTGAGAAAGTGATCTGCCAGCATCTTTGCCGCTTCCGACATGGAAACGTCCCTACAGTGCGCCACGAGGCCCACAGCGTCGGTTCCGTGCGGTCGCTGAGGTGTCGCGAAGCAGGTGAAGCCGAGCGTGTCCATGTTGATGGCCAGCGGGTCCTTGTCCGCTGTTTTGCATTTCGGACACGAGTAGCGGTGTTGCCGGGCGTTCTTCGCGTCCGAGCGGACGAACTTCAGTCCAAGAAATTCAACGGCGTCCTGCGCTGTCACGCGTTGCCGTAGCTCTGCAAATGGGATCATGGCTCCCTCCTCTGAACATACCTCCCGTTACTATACCACCCGCTGCATGGTACGATTACTTCGGACTGCAACAGAGGAGAGTGCGATGAGTGACGAACTCGAACAAGGCAAAGCCGCGCAGCCGGCGAAGCGTTTCCGCGTTGGATACGTGACAGCGGCCGTCTGGGCGAACGATACCCACTACTCAGTCACGCTGCAGAAGGCGTACAAGGACGGCGATCAGTGGAAGAACACTGAATCGCTCGGCCACGGCGATCTGCTGAATGCCGCGAAGGCGCTCGAACGTGCGGAGATATTCATCGCCGCGCACCCGAAGTAAGACAAAACCCCCGGATTGCTCCGGGGGTTTCATCTAAAACGCTATCGGCATTTCTTATTGTATCACGCCGCCTTCGCCTTCCTACCGCGCTTCGCACCAAGCCCCATGATCTCCGAGAGCTTCGCATTGATCGCGGCGCGCTTCTCTTTCAGCTGCTCGATGCGTGCGATCTCCGCGTCGAGTTCGTCGCGCTGCTGCACGAGCGCGGTCATTTCGGTGATTTTGTCGGTCACTTAGTCCTCCTTCGGCTTGCTGAGGTTGATGTCGTCGTGGCCGCATGCGCGCTGCCACGGTTTGGTCAGGATGTGCCCTGTGCCAAGCTCTGGTCGCTCGATCGGGTGGCTGAATATCGGCGTCCACTTCACGAGTATGAATTTTGCGTAGCTCTTCGGAAGCTTATTCGCCTTAATGACGTTTTCGATAGCGCGAAGAATGCGCGCATGCTGCTGCGCGTTGATGGTCACGAAGAGCACGAAGAACGTTTTGGCGCCAAAGTGTGTTTCGTAGATGCGCTTGGAAAGTATCTCCAGGTACAGCTCGATCTTGGCCCGTATCGCGTCGTCCTTCTCCGATTCGACCGATTCGTTATCGCAATCCGCCTCCACAACGCAGAACCGGCCTCCGCCCCCGGCGTACCTGATCGCAAACGGACGTCCATCCGGGCGTATGACGCGGTCGCGGACCTGTATCGTGAATGGATCTGTTCTATCCGTTGTCTCCGGCGGGACACGGCCGGATTTTATGATGTCATCCCAGTCATCGATCGCGATTGAACTGTCCTCGATTTCGGCTAGGTCGCGGGATGCGAAGATCATACCTTCGAGGAATTTGTGCTCATAGTTCCGGTACGCGCGCCTATCGCGCATCTCGTAACCCATACTACGCGCTACCTCGATCCCCGGCGTGTCCATGCAGTAGATCGCGCGGCGATACTTCGCGAGCGGGCACCGCGTCTGCCACTGCGGCCGGTCGATGTATCCTGAGCGGTAGAGGAGATCGAGATGCTTGCGAAACGACTGATACTCTCCGCCGCCAAATGCGTGGAGATAGCTTGAATCCAGGAAGGTGTACTTGTTGAGTGCCGAAAAGGTCTTTTCGAGGTCCCGCCTCGTTACCTGCGCCTTAATCACGCGGCCGTTGCGCACGCGCTGCTTCCGGTCGAACCGGCTATTTGGCACTCGCTTCTGTGTTTGTTTGGTCGCGGTCATACATGTACGTAAGCTCACTCGAATTCATTATGCAAATCGCGACGGAAGCTATGGTGCTTGGCGGTGATACGCACCTCAAAATATTTTACCACGTGTCTCCGGCGCGGTCGTCAAGCTCGATCTCGTCGATCTCCACGCGTGTCTCTTCCGGCTCGGGTGCGCGCGGCTTCTCGCGCTTTTCCGGTTTCTCAACGACCGGACGCGCCGCGGGAGCCTTCGGCTTGTCGGCGGGCTTCTTCACCGGTTCGCCCGTAAGAGCGCGGTTGCGCGCGACGATCGTATGGTATTCCTCATCGCTCATCTTCGGCGTCTTATCGATGAGCCCGAGCGGGATGGTCACTGAAACGGCCGAATCGGTCACACCATCCACGTAGCACGCGAAGCTGGTCGTCCCCTTGTTCCGGCGGAGCTTCTGCGCGGAGATAAACTCTTGCGCGCAGAGCATGTCCTTTGCCATCTGGAACGTGTCGTCGGCCGACGCGCCGCCGCAGAATTTCACCTTGGTGTTTCCGGCGAACGTCGCGCGGAGGTTGAACGTTAGATCGGCGAGCTTTTGGTGGCTCAAGATGATGCCGCATCCGAACTCGCGCACCTGCTGCAGTAAGAGCTCTCCGACACGCTCATCGATGAATATCTGCACTTCGTCCAGGAAGACGATCACCGGCGTCCACTCTGATTTCGGCACGCTCGATCTTGCGCGCGCGGCGTTGAGGATTTCCGCGAGCACGAACCTCCCGAGCGTCGGGGCTGCGTCCCCGAGCGTCGCCGGTGACGAATCGACGATGAGGATCTTCCGATCGCGCATGATCTCGAATATGTCGATGCTCCGCGTCGCGGCGCCGAACATGTCGGCGAATGCCGGGGATTGTTCAAGGTCCTTGATGCGGTTGAGCACCTGCTTGCGCGTCTCTCCGTACTCCGTTTTGTTGTAGTACGAATCCCGGAAGAACTCCCGTATCACGGTCGGCAGCGCGTCTATTGTCGGCCTGAATTTGCTGTCGAACCGTATGCCGCCCTCTTTCGGAAGCGGCGTGTCGAGAAGCAATTCCTTGAGGAGCGCGAGCGTGGGCTCCGGCATCGTGAGCACCGCCGCGGCGCAGTACGAAAGGCACGTTGCCTGCTTCGGCGTGAGGTCGAAGCCTCGGGCGCTGAATATATACGACATGAGAGACGCGACGTTGCTGCGCATCCTTCGCTGATCGGACTCGGACGCCTGCCGGTAGTACTGCGGCATCGCGAACAGGTTGAGCGCGGTCGGCCGCTCCGTATCCCGCGGATCGATGAAGAGCATGTTTTTCGAGAGAGTGGAATCCTGGGCGAATATTTTTAGGCGCTGCAGTTCCGGCGCCCATGTGCCCTTGCCGTCTATCACGATCATGGACGGAGGATTTTCTCGCTGCGCGTACTGCATGAAAAGGTCCATGAGGAGCGTCGTCTTCCCGTGGCCGGTGCCGCAGAGGACGTGCGTGTGGCTCATCATGTTGATGTCGAAGATTTTGAACGGGATCTCCGTATTCAGGAATGCGTGCAGCGGCGTCCCGTCGAATATCTCCAGGGCGAGCTCTGCATCCGGTATCTTCACCTTCGCGAGCGTCTTCCGAGGGTCTTCGTCCTTCACCGGCTCTCCGAGCTCAATACCGGCGATCCGTCGGATGTTGCGGCGGACGCGCTCATGCCAGAAAGCTTTTGCGAGGCGCACGATGCAATCGCGCGGCAGTATGTCGGCGAGCCTCCGCGTTCCTATCGTTATCGAATCGGATTTGGCGCTCGGGAGCCTGTCAGCCGCGTCATTGAGCGCCGCGACAACATCGCGGTACGGTGGCTCGGCCGTGAAATCGTGCGTCGTCTTCGCCTCGTAGAGTGCGAGGATGAGCGACGTCACCGCGTCGTCGAATGCCTTGCATCCGGTGTGCGGGATGCGCGCGAGCACCGCTGGCAGGTCGTCGTTGAATGTCGGCTCACTGTACCGTGCCGGCGGCGCGTCGGCTCGCAGCGCGTTCGCCGGGTCTTCTGCGCGCTCGATGTCGGCCGCCATGACAGCTTCGGCGTATGCCTCGAAATAGGCCGAGTACGCCGCGGCGATCTCGAGCGGGAGGCCTTTGCAAAACTCCTCGTACTTCCGCTCTTCCTCGCGGACCTGGTCGATGGCATCGGAGAATTCGTCGTCGAATTGGTCCAGCCCTTTTTGCACGAGCGCGGCGAACGATGCCAACCGCTCGTACCGCTGTTCGTACTTCTTCTCGATCGCTTTCAGATCGATCGATGCGTCGGCGCATTTGTCTGAGCAGAAGTAGGGCCGCAACGGGTACGCGTGGTATTGCTCAAGATCGGCGTTGAAGCCCTTGAGTTTGTCGTCCGGCCCTATCTTCTTGCCGCAGTTCGCGCACTTCCCGACCTCGAAGTAGCGCATCAGAAGAACGTCACGTTTTCCGGGATCGGCAGGCCGCGCGTTTTGAAGTATTCGAGGACCGATGGCGTGTACCAAACCGGGCGTGAGTTCCGGTGCGTGCCGAGCTTCTTGCACTCCGGGAAAGCGACCTTGGCATACGCCGGATCGTCCATTAGCCGGTACGTCTGCGTCCTTGAAAGCGGCCAGCCGAGCTTTTTGAGCTGCGTCCACGTGAGGTAGAGGGGAAGATTTACAGTGACGGGGTTCATGGCGCGATCTCCTTTCGCGCCATGATGATTCCGAGTCCCCCGAGATTCGAGTACGGGGGCGGGCGGACTCTCCGGGAAGCCTTTGAATCCGCTCGCCTTATCGCCTCTTTTGCGTCGAGTTGCTTCAGCGGTTCGTGGAGGTCGATGCGCTACCGGATTATCGAATTCAGGTGGAGCTCGAACACCGCGCATGCGCTCCGCATTTCGTCCAGGCGGTCATATTGGTCATACACGCGCTGTATCTGCGACCGGCTGCCGGATACGTGGTGCAAGATCGCTTCTTCAACGTCTATGGGGATGTGGAGCCGCGCCGATGTCGATGAGTGGTACCGGCGGATATCGTGGATGGTGTACCCGGTCACACCCGAGAGTTTGTCGAGCTCCTTCTTTCGCTTTCCCTGGTTGGTCATCTTTCGGAGCTTCGGCAGTATGCCCGCGGCGAGCGGGCCGATGGCGATCACGTGATCGCGCTTGCCTTTCATGTACTGCTGCGGAAAGCGGATTGTGTCGCCTTCAATCCAGCTTGCATCGAAGCGGATAAATTGCCCGACACGCTGGCCGGTGACGATGAGCATCTGGATGAGAGCGCCGTAGCTGTCCATCTGGTCGGCCGCGCGCCAGATTTTCTTCACTTCCTCATCCGATAGAAGGCGCTGCCGCGGCTCATACTTTGCGGGAGGCTTCAAACCCTCGCATGGCGAGTGCGGGATGTGGCGGGGGACGCACCACGAGAAAAACGTCTTGATGTCTTTCAGGGCATGCGACGCCTCGGACTTTGCAGAGATCGCGTCGATAACCTCCGACACGTCGGCGTGCGTGATCTTGTCCACGGCCTTCGTCCAGTGGAAGTATTTCCGCATGGTGCGGTTGAGCTGGTAGAACGAGCGCGGGCGTAATTCGCGCTCTTTGGCACTTAAAAACGTTTCCCTGAGGGTTTGGAAGCCCGGTGCGACGGATGGAGCGAACGGCGATCCGAGCACAACCAGCGCCTTTTTACGGGCTTCTGAGAGGCTAAGGGACGGGTAATGCCCGAGCCGCACCTTTGTCCGGTTCGGCCCCTTGAGAGCGATCCACGTGCGCCGGTTCTTCCCGACGCGAATTCCGAATGATGGGGTTTTGCTGTCGAAGTAGACACCCTCCGGGAGAGATCGGACGGTGACGTCTGTGAAATTCGGCAC